GAGCACTCCTACCCTTCTGAGCACAAGCAGGGGTATTTTAGCTGCAAAACAAAATATCTTTATTGATCGTGCAGGAAATATGAGTATTTATGGATCTCAAGTATATGTATCAAGTGTATCAGCGATTACCTTCCTCAGTAGTTTCGTGAACTCTACGCTTACATATAAAGGACAGAATGGACCAATCACTGGAAGTATCTATAATAATGTAGACCTCGCTTTTTCTACGATGAATCTTCAACTGGATGCCTTTTCCAGCTTTATAACCGCCCAAAGTCGTATTACTATGGAAATATATCCCACATTTCAGTTTAATACTATTACTGCAGGTTCTCCAAACTCTGTGTATTTTCCAATGAGCACATTTATTCAATATGGCAACAGATATTTGAGCACTCTACATGAAACACAAGTGATGGGTATAAATTCAGGCGACGGATATTCAAACGTATTTCAACAACCTATGAAGATTTCTATTCCAGGCTCAAATATAATAGGATATTATGAAAACCCATATGTTCTCCATCATTATCTACCGGGTGCTATATCATATACAACAAATATTGGGTTTCGTTCAGAAAATATAAATACATTTTTTGCATCCACGAATTCGTATTTTTTAACAATTCAGAATCTATCATTCTAAGACAGAAGTAAATGGCTACTAGTATAAAAAGTTTAGACTCCGACCTTATTACACTCCGAGAGATTCACGTACGTTCAGCAACGAATGGATATATTCCTCAAAAGCACATACTTATATCAGATGGAATAGGCAATGCATATTGGAACTCAATTAGTTCTATTTATAACATTCCCTATGACACTGTTGCAGACCCATATGGCTCTACACTCTTAGCGAAAGATACGAATAATACCATTCGATTCCGAACAAATGGTATCGACGGCTTATTAAATATATATGTAAATAGATCGAACAGCACGCTTACATTCAATAATGCTGCACCAAATACCTTGGTATCCCAAGGGTCCGTTCCAATCGTGTCACGCACAGCCGCTATTCAAATGCCTAACTCGGAAAATATAATAATGTCGACATCTCAGTCAACACTCAAATTCGTGGGTGTAGGTGATATTCAACTATCCACTATTACTGATCTCCGAACCGTATTTTTTTCCATTAGTTCTTTTACATCCGCGGGATATGCAGATTTATCTGCAGTAGCACGTGGATGGATTGGATATACGGCAAGTTCGCATTCTACTAGCGTTGGTTATGCAAGTTTTGTGAGTAGTATTCCATATTCTACAACATTTGGTGGTGTTTCTTGGGATTGGAGTGGATCTATGGGCTCCAATGTCCCAATGTCTACGGTAGAAGTATATCCGTCCTATTCTACAGGCGATGTGTATTTCAGTACAGTCCAATTTAATATAGCTCCTTTTATACGATATATCAATCCAGACTCTACTACCCGAATGTTTTTAGAAGTGAATCCAAACTATCTCTTTCAACGTATGTATTTAGGAAGAAGCACTCCCATACATTTGGTGAAAAACTTTTCCAGTTTTGTTCAATATGAAACAAGTCGCGGTCCTCAAATTCTAGAAAAAGCCTCTCAAGGGAGTTATATGCTTTCCCAGCAATCGAATGCGTATTCCTCCAACTATTATAACACACAGGTGAAACTGGAACTAGATGTAAATGTAGTAGCTAGAAATGCATCTTTGGACGGAGTTTCTGCAGGGTATTATACACTGTATCACCGGATTCCTGGAGCTATGGCGAGCTTAGAGTCGGATGGGTATTGTAGTCAAGTCATTAGTGAGCGTGGCGGATTTAGTAATCATATTCTTGTAAATGTGGATAACTATACTCCCTTGAGTAATGCTGTATTTCTTCATGTATATAATGAAATTTAAATATATATATACATTATAATATGTATCACTTTCTTCTCCTGGGTATTCTGTTTTTCGTGTTGACACCTGGAGTATTTGTAACTCTTCCTCCAAAGTGTTCTAAACTGGTTGTTGCGGCAACGCATGCAGCCATTTTTGTTGTTGTGTTTTATGTATTGCGTATGTATATTCGCGAGGGGTTTCAAGACAAATATCGTAAACCAGAGATGCCACAATATACGAAGCCACCTGAATCTGTTTCCATGAAATGAATGAGTGGTTCCGGTATGAAGGACTTATAATATGCGTTTAGAATATATGATACGCTATTTGGTCCTTCTCGCCCTTTTCTATATGCTGACTCCCGGTATTTTTCTGAGGCTGTCTAGCGGTGGATCCAAGTCTATGGTAGCTTTGTCACACGCAATCGTATTTGTTTTTGCGTATTATGTTGCTGAAATGATTGCTGAAAAGATATCCCTGAAGAAAGCTGAGGGCTTTGCTTATAGTTACTCAAAAGCTGCACTTAAGTGGTAGTAGGCTCGAGGGCCTACGATACTATATATCTATAGGTTCCCCTCACGCTTCATCATTTCCGCCGCCCATGGTTCCAAGGTCCCCTGCACAATCGCAGTAGGTCGATACGGCCACGGAGACAAATATACCGCATTAGACCATGGACCCACTCTCCTCCAACCTATATGTCCTCCTTTACACACTTCCCAAAAGAATCGCTGACCTTCAGTATTCTCTGCGAAGTTTCCACGAATCTCTACATGTCGTCGCTTCTCTACTGTCGTTGTAGCGCGAGGCCATTCCATCTCCAACTTCTTACAAAGTGCCGAATACCATTCCGCACATGCATCTAGGCGCCATATCGTAGCCTGAAATGTAAACGCATATGTATCGGTTGGTATAACGTGTGCCCATGCGGTTCCAAGTGGTAGTCCACCCGGTCCCGGGCACGGCATTAACCGCACACTCGTATAGGTTTTCAAAAGAGTGAGGGCTTCTTCTAGTGCAGTATAGTTCGGAGCACGATCGAGTAGAAAATCTTCTTGGACTGGCAGCACATACTCATAACGACCTTTGAGTGCTTCCAACGCAGCTCGACGAGAGTCCAGAAATCCTGCATCAGATGCTGCCAGTGGAAGTAGCTCTACTCCCATTGCAGCAACTTGTTTACATATCGGGTGCGCAGGTTCCTCTGTCGCGAGAAATAGGGGCATGGAGAGTTCGGGTGCATATCGTTTTAGAAGTGTGAAATGGAGTGGTAGAAGATAATAATACTTGGGTGTAGAGTTTACTAGATATGCGCACTTATTCATCTGCCCTTATAAAGCATCTGGGCCTAAGGTGCTTGTGAGTCTATTTGAGTAGGTATGTTGGCACGAAATCCCAAAACTGGCAACGATATACGAATACTTAGTTTGGATACATCTGTCTGGCGCGATCAGAAAACTCTTGTATGGTTTGACAAGCCGCCCACACATACACGATGGAATCGCTGGGATATTGGCACTACAAGCACGGTTTTAGCAGATGCGATAGATGCAGCGGGCCTGGTGCCAGATGTTGTGGTGTGTTTGAATGAGCCGACAGAAGTTCTTGCTTGGTTGGAGGCGGGTTCGTGGTCAAAGGCACGCCTTGTAGCCCTTCCTAAAAGTCTTATTAAATTGATGGGTGTAGAGAAACTTGTCAAACTCAAAATCACCAATATGTTATGTTTGGATGAGATGCATGAACTGTATCCGTTTACAGGAGCTGTATGGGATGGAACCGTGGAGGATGCAAAGGCTTTGGTAGCTCTCGCGCTACATTTCGGTAGAACATTTCCTGTTACGGCCTCGGAGGAGCGCACAGCTTTTGTAGGAAGTAGGGGTCTTCGATGCTTAGAGGCGGTGGAAGAACCACAAGAGTTATGGCTTGTTACACAATATTATGATCCAGGAAAAGGAAAGCGGCGCACAGAAATCGATGAATGTCTTCGGAAAAATGTAGAGTGTTCTATTGTGGACCGCATTATTCTATTAAACGAAAAGGCCATGGGTAAAACGGATATAAAAATACAAGAAAAGGTTATTGGGAAACGATTGACATACGCGGATGTAGTTCGTTGGATTTATGAAGAGGCTCCAGAGAATGTGTTAATCGCTTTTGCGAATGCCGATATTTTTCTGGATGCGGATTCTTGGCGCGTTTTATGGTCTACGGATATGCATATAAATCCGAAATTCTTAGCACTTCTACGATGGGATGTGGCAGGCACAAGCGCCGCCGATATAGAAGCCGCCAGACTCTTTGGACCTCGCGCAGATTCTCAGGATACATGGGTCATCTCTTCCACGGCTGTCAAAAAGCTGAAGTGGGATTGGGATGAATTGAACTTCCCATTTGGTCAGGGTGGATGCGACAATGCAATCACAATTGAAATGTTTAAAAAACGATTTCTTGTTGCAAATCCGTCACTAAGCCTTCGCACCTATCATTATCATGCAAGTGAAGTTCGAACGTATGATCCTCGCAATATTGTAGATAAATCGGCATATTTATATATTGAACCTACAGGCCTACATGATATGCGCCCTGTGACTGACTTTGGAAAAGCAAGCAATGTAATAGAGCGGAAATCGTTTTCACGTCGTATACAGGGGCCTTTGAGCGATGCTCAGTCAAAGACCTTTTGCACAATGTTAAAAAGGTCATCCGATGATAAACTAGTGCTATATTCGGATGGGAATAATCAATGTCAACCTCCTCCTATATCTATTTATAAATTTGAGAATGTGTTTCAAACACGTGAAGGCCTTGTATATACATACGATACCATTTTGGTTGGGAAAACGACTGCATCGAAAACGGCCTGGTCTGACTCGCAACTAAGTTCTATGGCTGCATCTCTTTCAGTTGATTGTGCTTTGGTTGCACCTCTCCCAGACTCTGTTGCAAAGGATGTTGGGCAGTTTATTTTGAAATATATGTCGAAGATTTTTATTATGCGCGATATGCATCCTACAGGGGAGTTCTGGTGTCCAAAGGATAAAGCATGTATTGAGGCTATCAAGTCATTTAAATGGCCGAATAAAGAGGTGCCTGTCATATCAAGAGATGATAATCTACAAACATGGTGTAAGGAAGTCCTGATGTGGCCGTATGAGGATGGTTTAGAGGATTTGATTTCTCAAGAGGAGATTGGGGCTTTACGAAAGAACTTGGGGGGAGGGTGGGACTCGATGGTCACGGAGAAGCGGATTGTCATGATTATGGATCCTAGTTGGATTACGGAGGAAATGGCAGATAGACTCGAAGATGCGCTGAAATCTGTGGCGACTGTAAAGATTCTTTGGCCTGGAAGAACATCACTAGACGTCTGTATTCAAGCCCTCAAAGGTGCGTGGGGGGTTGTTATGGCAAAACGGGAATTGGCCTCCTGGATGTGGGTGTTGCCGACAGGGGCGCGTGTATGGGAGATTCAATCTGAAATGGAACCTTCTGCGTCTCTTTTACATATTTGCACTGCTGCAAATATAGAGCATCGTCTTCTGATTGTGGCGAAAGGTGTTCCAAATCAACGAGAGAAAGATACGGTCTTTGAGAAACTTTTGAAAGATGTCGAGCAGTCTTTGACACCCGCTGCATCCACGCAACGACTCGATATTCTTATACCGGCAAAGCGCACCGATTTTTTCAGCCACGTGGGCGACTCGTTTCGCGAAATGGCTCATCTCTGGGGGGAACGTGGGTATGTGAATGTTGTAGAGGCACCTGTGCAACAGGTATGGTTAGGAGCGGTTGGTGAGACTTTATTATATGACAGGCCAACTCTTCAATGGTTAGAGGCCTCGTCTGAGAGAACCTGGAAAAAGGCACTATTTGGAAATCCTGCGCCGAAGGATGGAACTGCATGGACATTTTGGCCACGACGTCCGCGCTTAGTAGAAGAACTTGTGGCAAAAGGGTATCCTACAAAATCGTATGAGGCACGCGATAAGAATCTGGTATTTTATGGGCGGTCTGAAAATAGTGTGCAACGAAAAAAGCGAACAGGGGCCGATTGGGAGTCCGCATGCGATGATTATTCACATCTTATTTCTACAGTAGACTCCTATACATATACACAAAAGGAGTATCTGGAACGGTTATCCAATGCAAAATATGGTCTCTGCCTCGCGGGATATGGCAATAAATGCCACCGAGAGATTGAGTGTATGGCGATGGGATGTGTCCCAGTCGTAGCAGCTGAAGTAGATATGAGCTCCTATGCGGATCCGCCCTTGGAAGGGCTTCATTATTTTCGTGTGCAAAGCCCTGAAGAGGCAAAGGCGGTGACGAAAGTGACTGCTGAGCGATGGACAGTGATGTCCGCTGCGTGCAGAGATTGGTGGGAACGGAATGCTTCTGTAGAAGGGATGTGGTCCTTAACGATGCGGCTTATTCAAGGGGATACATGCTAACAGTCGGATCAGCACTAAATTTTGAAATATCATAATGAATCTATAGAATATCATTATGAACTCTGCCGGTTTGAAATGTTCCCACCGCTCTAATATTTCCAATGCGAAGACTGGATGGGAGCAGGAATTTGTTTAAGAGGAGCGACTAGGGTCGGTTTTTTCCATACAATTCGTTTCATGGGGGGTGGAATAGGTCTTATAGGGAGTGGAGTGTTCCGATATTGCCCAATAGAAAGCCAGCTCATTTATATATGTACTTAATAAAAAATCTTAAACCCCTGTAGAGATGTCAAACCGCGATTTTAGCCACGTAACTCGTGTACAGCACAAGAGTTCGCAAACTCTTTTTGCTGGCAAAGTGATTCAAACGGTATCTCAAGCAAAAAATCCAGGCTATATACTCAAAGGGGGTGTTCCCGATGCAAGTATTGGTATTGCGACAAACGCGGGACAAGCGGCTGCAGGGGAAACGGTTGCACCTTTCGTGGCAAATCCTATTGCATTAGCAAATGCGGCAGGAACTAACACGGATTATAATATAACTGCGGCAAATAGGAACTAGATGTCTTGATCCGAGTCTTGATGAATCACAATACCTTCTTCTTTGAATCGCCCTACATATTTAAATTTCATATCATAGAGTTTATCCTTCTTGGGATCCAAGTAGAATATACGTCCATCTATCTCTTTTTTTTGCACTTTTATGTGAAGAATTTCATAATCGCTTATATCAAGATTACCCTCCACCTTTCCCATAGGGCTAACCGAAGATTTTTCACTCTTCTTTACAGGTTTCCGACGTGTAATGGGTGCTTCTGGTGTAAGGGTCGGCAGTGTTTCCAATACCTTTTCGGCTGATATGGGTGCAGGGGCTCGAGATTTGCGTTTATCCACTTTTTTTTTGGGTTCTGGTCCTGGCCCTGGTTCTGCAACTGGTTCTGGAGCTACAGGTGCTATATGTAGTAACGATGTTTTTGCTTTTGCCATATTCTCTTCACTAATCGTACTCCCTCCCGCAATCTTTAAACGGAACCATTCATTTCCATATGTATGTGCCCAATCAGGAATAGGTTCCATGACACGGCCTATTAGATAGGCAGTATGTGATTTACCCATACTGCCTTTCCCATTATATTTGGCCTTTGTTTTTGTTTCCATTACATTACATGTATCACATAGTGTAGACCGAGTTATAGTTGGACATTGCCGTAGCAGATAAAAGCTCCCTTCGTTTTCAAAAGGTATTTTATCCCCTACAATACGTCCAAAACATTGTGGCATCTGATGTGCGTGATGTTTAGTAGGAGGGTCTCCCTACGATAAATTTTATGAACTCACCTACATATATTCGTGTAGGCATGGACGAGTTATATCCTATTGTTAGAGGACCTATATGTTATCCTCAAGCACCATATATTCTGTGTATAACGGGATTAATTATGATGTGTCTAAGTGTGATATATATAAAAGAGTTTCCAATATTCTTATTCTTATCCTTGATATTCTTTGTATTGTCGGCTATTACACAGATTGTTCTATTTCATCACATGGATTATTATAGGGCCTTGTAGACGGGTAGCGTGCGTGCAGAAGGATCTGTTGCTCCAGGCGACCAGCGTGGCATCCAGAAATAGGGGACATTCACAGAGGCACTGGACGCTCCATACAAATCCGTATAGAGTTTCTTATAATAATACTTTTCGGGCGTATCGGCTCTTCCCACCCATTCATCCCCGACAATAGCTTCTGACATCTCTTGTGTGATTTCATACCAGGATTTTTCCGTCCCACTTACGCCGTCGGAAAAGGCCTCTTTTTTGCGCCAAAGAACATCGGATGGAAGTATATTCATCGATTCAAATGCCCGACGCAATATCCACTTTTCAGGAAATACACCAGGTCGTCGTCTGTCGCTAGAAATACTTCGGGCTACTGCCACAAACTGTTTATCCAAAAAGGGTGTGCGAGGTTCTAGACCGTGTGAGGAAATACAACGATCGGAGCGGAGAACATCAAACATGTGAATATCGGTGAGAAGGCGTGTGACTTCCGCTTCAAAGGCATGATTGGAGGGGGCATTCTTAAAATACAAGTAAGATCCCCAGACTTCATCGGATCCGTCTCCGTTCAAGACAATCTTACAGGGCGAATGTTCCCGAATATATTTGGCCACTAGCCAGTTTCCTACAGAGGCGCGGACCGTTGTAGTATCAAACGATTCAATGTCGCGGATAACCTCTGGAATAGCTGCAAAGAACTCTTCGGGGGTTTTCACAATTTCTGTATGAATCGAGCCGATGTAGGTGGCTACCTTTCGGGCATACGAAAGATCCGTGCTACCGGCCATTCCAATGCTAAACGTGTGTATCGGCCCTTTTCCCGCCGCCTGCCATTCCGCCGCGGCCACAGCCGCTACGAGACTACTGTCCAATCCGCCACTCAATGTCACGGCCAGTTCCTCCCGATCTGTCATGAGGCGTTTCTTCACGGCGCTTCGGAAGCTTTGCCGAATCGCCCGCAACGCATCCTCGTCGTTCTTCAATACTGGGTTTGTCATCCACGGGATTTCGTGATATGGTTCATATAGGGGGTCACAGTTTTTTTCTAGTATTTGATAATGGCCCGGTAGAAAGGCTTCAGGAACTCCCAACGCTGTCAATGATTTCATCTCTGATCCAAAATACTGGCGGCCATCCTTTTTATACTTGTATAAGGGGCGCACTCCATATGGATCACGTCCAATAATGACTCTCCCTCTTAGAGTATCGACAAGAACAAGGGCAAATACACCGTCCAGGGCTCGGAAAAACTCTCGTAGAGGTATCTCCAGTTCGCAAAATCGCGTATATAATGCCCCGAGAATCTCACAATCTGAGCCGGATTGTGTTGTAATATTATATTCACGTGCCAGCTCTTTCCAGTTATAAATTTCTCCATTGCATATCCATGCTACACCCTCCTTTTGCATAGGCTGCATGCCTGCCTCAGTGAGGCCATTTATGGCGAGGCGTGTAAATCCGAGAGTTACATCGCCCACCTGTAGACTACATGTTCCTTCAGGGCCCCGCGCTTGCAATGTCGCCAGGCATTTTTCTAAGATATTCTCTTCTACGGCTCCCACACAACACCAGATGCCGCACATTCTTATAAAGAATCTATGGTATCTGTTTAGATGGATTCAAGTGATATTCTCCGCAAGAAACAATCCCAGACTATTTATACATATTATAGGATAAATACACTTTCGACCCAGTCAACATGTAACTATAGCACCTGCAGCTCTATAACGGGATGTGTAGTGACATATCCGTCCTATGAAGAACGGCAAAAGGTCACCATTGGTTCACAAGTGTGTAACTCGTGTTCTGCGACGGGTTGCGGGTGTAAATAAACGTCTACGCCGTTTTGTTTTACGGTTTCGTTTACGTCTTTTTCCACCACCTTTTAGCAGCGGCTGTTTCTGATTATGCCAATACGTATTTTTAGTAGGATGCAGTAGGGAATGTTCATTTAGATTTTTAAAACTTAAATGTCCATTATAATCAACGCCATATATACGATAGGATATACCATTTTTATTGTATGTCTTATCGAGCGTAGGATCTTTTCGAGGAAGTTCTTGTTGAAAAAGTTCCTTATGAACTGCTTGAATGGCTTCTGCAAATACCATAGGCCCAGTCATTTTGAGAATATTATTCGGATACTTATTGTTTTTTATATTATTCACGATCAGGTCGATTGTCTTTTTTAGAATGGGATGTCCCTTTTTAAAGATGAGAGCCCATTGCACATATGCGATAGGCACACCTGGTCTCATTTCAGATGTTATAATAGCTTCATCTTCATCACGTATAAGTGTATCTAACGGCTTTTCAATATTGGAATCAATGTCTACATATACTCCGCCGTATGTGTATAAAATGAGATATCTCCAGAAATCAGCCTTTGCTACAATAATGTTGAGGCGATTGTATGCCTCGGCAATATCTCCAGGATATGTTTCATTTACAAAACGGTCTATATCTGCGTCGATGTAGAGTTTATAAGTATATGTCGGATTTTCCTTTTTGAATTTGTCGATTCGTACCTGTATAGCAGGATCAAGAGCATGTGTATGCCAAGTTTGAAATATATTTTTCTCAATCATTTATTTATTAGAGAGAGAATCTGTAGTAAATAAGCTCAGTCTCTAGTTTTTCTAAATCCAATACCACCTGCTCTTTCAGACGATATATACATTCCGCCGGAACCCTTTCGTAACTTTCCAGGACATGTGCTAGCAATGAAAGGCGATAGTTTTCCAGCTTTTCGCGTGATTTGTTGGCATTTCATATTGCTTATTCCCTTGGGTATTTTATTATTTCTAGATATAAGATGCAAAAAGAATATCCCAGTAGCTTCTAAGCAACATAGGGTGAAAAGGACTAGGAGGCGCAGGTATGTCAAGTGTTTCAAGGTCTGATATATTTTTAATTGGTATCAGGGGGAGAGAAGGATACTCTTTTAAAAGGCATTGTGTGTGTGCGTTATCGTGAACGATTGCCCACGCACCCATATAGAGGCTTTCCCAGCAGCGGTGGGTATCATATCCATTTCCAGGAGGACACACGACGGCGCTAGCAGATTCTAGGACTTCTGTATAATCTTCTTTTGGAAGTCGCGCGAAGATCATCATATCTCTGCGATGTGAGAGCTTTGCCGTTTCATACCATATAGGCCTCATTCGATTCGTTAGAGAACACCACGGATAGACAATTCCCCATTCGCGTTCGGCTTTGCGAGATGTTTTTACAGGTGGGTCATACTCAGGTGTTCCCTCTCGCCACACTCTATTTTGTTCTGCGAGTGGAAGGCTTCGAATGCGAGTATGTGTTACAGTATTATTCAAGACCCACGCGTATACGTTCGGATTTGCATCCAGAAACGGGATGAGTAGCGAATAGTTTATCTGATTATCTCCATTATGATATATAAGTAATCGAAGAGAGGGCCATTCGCGATTCACAAATGCTTCCAAGAAGATATCTCCTGGATAAAGAAAGATGGATTGTGCATTCTTGCATTCCTTTGGCCATTCAGTATCTAATAAGAGTTGGTGACGAGCAACTTTATTCATGATAGGAGTATGAAAGGGTGATTTGAGAACATCTGATAGAATCGTATAATCACAGAGACTTTGTAAATATTCGCCCGTGACAGGAAGAAGTTCTTCAGGAATCGCCAGCTGTCGAATATCATACGTGCCTTCGGCAGGTTCCAGGTCGGGTCCGTGATAGAACGTGGGTTTGAACTCTTCAAAAAGCAGTAAGTAGGCGCGTTCGGCATCGGTCGTAGGAGCTTCCGTTGCTAGGATAACTTCTGTAGGTCTGGAGGCACGAAGTTGGGATAGGACAGGAACAGGATCGGTTGCGTAGGATCCTAGGCCGAGTCGGACACGAACCATTTGTCTTTCTAAAGAAGTCTATGCTGGAAACTTAAACGCGACAGTCTAGACCCTATAGATGGATAAGTGTAAGGCGGATCGCCTCAAGGAGACGATTCGGCTTCTCAAAGAATTGGAGCGTGTGGGAATTACCAAGTATCATGTGGGATATAATGAAATAAAGGCTCTCATGACAAAATGGGTTCAAGACGGAGAAAAGGCGGCTGCGGAGATTGAACTACCGAGACAGGGTCGTGTGGCGGATGTTTCATTGCCGAAACGGGCCGACAGGGCAGCTTCTATAAATCTGCGTGTGGTGGTGAAACAAGAGGATGACCCATAAGCTACTCTAAAAGTTCCATATTGGATTTATCACGCAAGAAACGAATAGAAGCCGATTCCACCAAAAGGCCCCCATTTGCATAAATACCGTAATTCATGCCCGTATCAGCATTTTCTAAAGCAATGTGCCACACCGTATACTCTCCTTTAGAGTCCCATGGTTCTGCTTTTTCATCTAGCCAAACCATTAATCTATATTTTTTATCTGTCACAAAAATCTTTCCAAGAGTTTTATTGGTTGCATCGCGTTCTACATCCGAGAGTTCATTTACAAGAATTGAATGAGCACCTGTTATATACAAATCCTCTGTAAGGGATGGATACTTCTCTTTTTTACATACATATATCTTGTTCTCTGTCCTATCGGACGTTCCTGGGTTGGAAAAGGTAGACTTACCAATTAATTCTACCTTTTTGTAACCATTTCGCGATGTCTTCACAAGAGTTCCTTTACGAATATTCTCAATGGCGACATATGTTTCTTTTTCATCTACAGAACAGCAAATGCTAGAACCTTCTAAAAAACAAGGATTTGATGGATAAAGATAATAGGTACCGGGCGAATTCAATACATCTCCTGTTACGTATACGACAAGTTGGGAAGAACTTCCTGAACTATTGGATGCGAGTCTCCACGAAGAATATCCACCTTTTGTTTCTACTGTATAGCCTGGACTAGACCCAATACTATTTAACAATGTTAATGCATCCGCTTCTGTAGCATAATACGAAATCGGTGAACCCACTGGAAATCCTTTCTCACTCATAGGCCCAAGAAGAAGTCGCGGTGTGCCATTTGTACCTTGTGTACCATGAGAAAGTCCTTTGGGAAACATATATCTTTCACCCACTCCGATTGGATACGATTTTCCATCCACTACAAAGGAACCAGGAGAGTCTGTTAAATAGACTAAATATGTGTTTTCAAAATCAAAACGACCTACATCTATGTGTTCAACCATATCACCTTTAATCCATCTCATTGGAATATAGGTCGTATTCACGATATCTAAATTAAAATTTTCAAATATAGTTTCCTTTATAGAGATTGGAAGTTCCATGATAAAATAGACCTGATCCGAACTACTGAGTTTCTCCCTCGCATCCATCACAGCAGGGTCTGACAAAATAGAATGTAGGGCCTCCTGTGACAACACTACACTCGAATGATTCATTCTATTCGTATGAGTATTATAATTCCGGGATGAAATGAAGGCGAATAAAGCTTTCCAGATTAAAATAGAAAGAATGGAAGTCGTATATGTGCGAAAGTGTATAAGCTGTTTGAACAAGGTTCGTATTGTTGTTAGCTTACCAAATACTCTTTCACAGGCTCCCTGTCCTCATTGTAGGGCGATTATTCGTATCTGGCCCTAGGATGAACCCTTAAAGCACTTATCCGAACTCTCTACAGAATGGCTTCGAGTCGCGCAGGTCTCACAGCCGAGGGCGCTCTGTATGAGGCCGTCGCCCGTGGGAATAAAGACACCTATTTTTTTCAAGAAGACCCGGATAAGACACTTAACCCTTTTGAAAATCGGTATGATAGGATTCCCCCATGTATCCATGAACTCCGAAGAATTCCTCCTCTGAATGGTGCCGAGTTTGGACGTAGTTGTGAGTTTGAATTTGAAATTGCGGGAGATCTTTTCGTGAAACCTACCGTGTTGATAGATCTTCCTAACTGGCTTCCTCCTATAGAAGCTGAAGCCAATCGCACCCAGCCTGTGACGGATGCCTTAGGGAATACCTACGGCTACACAAACGGGATTGCCTACTTTCTTTTCAAGAAGATTCAGCTATATCAAGATAAGCTGCTCTTACAAGAATACAGCGGCGATGCTCTATTTGCCTCACGCGCATCGCGCGGAACATTGAACTCGGCGTATTTGGAAAATACACTTGCAGGATGGCACGATGGTTCCGTAGAGAGTATTGCGTTGAATGCGACACCAGGTCGTCTTCGTTTAGAGCTCCCTTTTTTAGGGGGCGCCAACGGATTTCCCAGTATTTCTATGCGACGACAACCGTTCAAGTTACGCCTTGAACTACGCCCCTTAGAAGAGATTGTAGAAACATCTGATACAACCCTGAGTGTAGCCCCCACACCTTGGAATATTCCTCTACAGATTGGTGGGCGCACCTTTACACCTCTTACTCGAACAGCCATTGCATCTCCCACGTTACAACTGGAAACACGCCATATGTATACAGATGGAGAAACGCAAATCGCTCTTCGTAAAAAGTCAATAGAAATCCCCTATAGTCATATATACGAGAATACATTTACATTCAGTCCTGCTGACTATGCCCCGTTAGTGAAAGGAGTTCCATCCTATGTTTCACGTCGTATAGATGCCCAGCATCCTGCATCCCGCATTCTCTGGTTTTTTCGCACCCAGAATGATTTGAGAACAGGTCGACGCTGGCGCCTAGTACCCAGTGCTACGACAGAATATTATACAGGACAATCCCTCATTATTGCGGGGCGTGACCGCGAAACCTTTTTTAGTCCTTTTATATGGAATGCTCTCACACACCATGCAAAAGAAGAGAGAGATCCTGGGGCAGGTATTGGAGAAATGTCATGGGATTTAGGTGATATTTTAGGACGTCGCCCAAATTTTGAAAGACAGCCTGAGGGGTCTGTAAACTTTACTACAGCAGATAGACCCACCTTATATACAGGTCTTGCAATAGCACCCGATGACACACTCTTGGGTGCACCAAGCACAGAAATGACTACGATTGTAGATACATGGTCTTTATACATGATTGAAAATGACAGAGGATTCCTGAAATACGGGAACTAAGTATTTTCGACATACATATTATCTTTTTCTTTGTAAATGGACTCTATAACATTTTGTATCCCCTATTACGGTAAAGAAATAGGGGATACGGATATCCTTTCCACATGTATTGCGAATATTCGTAATTATTATCCTACAAATCCCATTGTCGTTTGTAAGACGTCCGATTCACATATGCCAACGGACGTCTCAGGAATAGAAATACACACTACGTTTGTAGATGGAAGTCATATTTTCGGTGCTATAGAACTATTAACAAGGATATGTAAGACAAAACACTTTTTAATATGTCATGATTCGATGTTTCTTAGAAAGCCTCTCCCGCCTCACATACTTCATAGACCTTTATATCCGCTATGGCATTTTAATGAATCGACATGCTATTTTTACGATAGACGCCTGCAGGGTCTTGTTCATTCTTCCGCGTTTGAGGAAAAGGAGGCCCTCGTAACGAGAATTCAATCGCAAAATGAGTGGAATGGTATTTTCGGTCCGGCGTTTGGGGGGACACTGGAGAGTCTCAAGACTCTTTGGGACATCCTACATATTCGACGTGATACTATCGCGCCATATCTAGGAAGGGATGGACTCATGGCGTCTGAACGACTTCTTGCTATTGTATTTATATATATGGGCTTCTCTACTGAATACTCGTTGAATGGAAATATATATAAACACCCAGATGTGTTTAAAGTAGGAAATATTCCTGATTTTTCTACTGTGCTATATGATTCCTATTTTTATAAGATTTGGAGGAAACGTTAAGGCAATGCGTTACCCTTTCCTTGCTTTTCCAAGGTCGTCCTGTATATCTGCATAAGTCGATCCAGCTCAGGCATAGAGAGTATAGCAACTCCCTTCTTAAAAGCCGCCCATACAGCCGCACAACCCTTCTCGCATACATCATAATCCCTTGCAGCAAAGCTGCGAGCGATTAATAGGCGCAGAGGTTCGCTAGGTCTTTCACGCGGCTCTATATAGTTAACAATCATCTCTTGGTAATCTCCATAATACACTTCAAATATGTCACGATGCTTGAAAAAGACGAGGGAAAATAGTTGTTCGTCTGCGTGACCATATCCAAGTTGCAACATTTTGAGAAACTCCTCTTCGATTGAATTACAGAACGTTTTCATATAGTAGGCTGAACCGGTGAAAAATCCACTACAGAGAGAACAGCGCCCCCATTTATAATATTCAGCCGTATTCTTCACAAGTGCCTCGGGTTGATAATCAATATAACATGTGCTGAACTTATCACGCTTATGTCTCCAAACATCATCGAGCGCCATCACATTCTTCCAACCCATGCGCTCTATACAAATATTGAGCCATGCAAAGTGTGTGGATTGAAAGGGATTCTCTTCTATGATTCGTTTGAGCATTGCATAGCGTGACATACATAATAAATAATAAGACGCTGTATTGCGATCATCGAATGCGTAAGGCTTTTGGCGCCTATTTTCTTGGATTTTTGCCCTGTATTGGGTCATTGGAAAATCCTCAAAGGACATTGGAATATATTTTGTCTTCTGTTGTAACCAGGATGGCCGCATTTCACGTAAAAGTTCTACGGATTCTTCTTCGCAGAAAACAACGAGATTCTGTTCGGTAGACATTGTGGCCCGCGCGTTTTCCAAATAGTGCGTGGAGGGCCGGTCCTTAATCGATTTGGATGCGTCAGACATTTTTGTTAAATCAAAATAAGCTGTAACTACTGTCCAGTTCTCTGGGATGTGTATTGCAGGCCATAGTTCAGAAGGGGTGAGGCGAACAATACCCGTTCCTGAGCAATGCCCCATAGATGTTACATCCACCTTTTCGGCTGCAGGTATTTTGAACCAAAAATTATCACGCATCCTTTTCAAATTCCATATATCATCGCATATTATAAATCCCATATAGTTTTTTTCTTTTAGCCATAGATAAAAGACATATTCCTGACATCCGTTATTGGAATCAATATCTAATAATATGAATGCAGATCCTAACAACTTTTCCTCCCACTTTACCCTTTCAACATCTGACATTAGATCATCCGTGTGATAACTAACATTTGGTATGGAAGGAAGGGGATATATGTGTTTAAGATCAAACGAATACACATGATTTGTCTCTGAACCGGATGCAATAGCAAGTGCAGAAGCACCTTGGTGTGTTCCAATATCAAAAATGTTGCGACCCTTATACAAAGAACTCAAATAGGAAACGAGCTTGTAATGTTCTTTACCTGCAACTCCTTTTAGTTCACCCCAGTTTATTGCAGTTCCAGGATATTTATCTTCTAAATGCTCTAGACTATGTTGTTGTATAGCGGCAGCGTTCATACTGATAGGTATCAGGGCAAATGTCTTTAGACACGTGCTCATTTTAGACCGCTGAACATTTCAAACCGGCATTATATCACTTTAATTTATATGATTTATTAGGAGTAATAATTATGGAAAACTAATCCTCGTAATTTAGACCGCTGCTGATTTTAAATGAGCATTTTCACTAATTTCTTTTACAATAATATCAACTCTTAAACTATAAATATTATTTTCAACTAGCCGTTTATCAATTACTTTAACTTGAGATGGAACGTGTAGTTTTACTTTATCCTTAATATCTTTCGGAACATAACCGCATATATCTGTTAGTTTCTTTATAATAATTGCCGAAGAATCATATTTATTAGGCTCAAAACTCATATCAAGCATATCACCAATATTTATGTCCTTTATAGTATCTTTATAGAAACTTACTCCGGATAATAAAAAACTGGTAACTGGAAATGATTGAACGTATGTATGTTTTTCAAAACCAAATACTCTTCTCCAATCAGTCATACTATTTTCTTTACATCTGAGTTAGTTTAAGTCTGACATAAAACGCTCATTTAAATTCTGCACGGGTCTAAACAATGTGCTTAAACAAAAACACACACAGTAGTCAGAATGTCGGCGGGTCCGTCCATACAGGAAGTGAGTAGTTATTTAAAAAAAAACTTTGTATTGGAAAAGTTTCAAACGGGTGCAGGTTCTGGGGCTGCTCGTGCACCTACGAACGTTACACCTATAACGGCTGTTCAAGCACAAAATATCTTGACATCTTACGATTCTATGACTCCTCCAAATACGCAGAAAAGATCCCTAGGAACTATTACAACATTACTCGATTTGACCAATCGCGACCTTCAGGAAAATGATTTATTCCCTCTAACGACCGATATAACATGGTTTACACGTGATACAGAGAGGCGTATTCTTCCTTTCACTCCGTCTATACAAGAAATCCCTTTACGCGGTCCTGGTGCATTCGGACAACGATTTTCCTTTGATTTGGGTTCTTTGGTGGTGGGTGATATTCTCTTGGGAACGGCTCTGCAAATCCGTCTTCGGCATTGGCTAGATCCTCAAACAGAGCTTTTATTGGAAGTTGGTCAAATCACGTATGATGTATCTGGGACAGCATGGGAATATGCAAATAGCCTAGGAACATCGATTATACAACAGGCCGAGTTGGAAATAGATGGAAAAACCATTGAAACGATTGATGGTGATTTTATTCATGTATATAATTCACTTTATTCAGATGCAAATGAAACATTTGGAATAGCCTATGATCACACAGGTCGTATTTCTATGCCACGTATGATGAATCAACAAATTCCTCGATTATACCCTACGGAGGATGGGACAATCAACTGTCTATTACCCTTTTTCTATATGCGATGTCACCGACAAGATGGACTCCCTATGATTGCAGTGCGAGAGAATATTGTAAAAATTCATATTACATTGCGACCTTTTGAAGAATGTGTGCGTCAACTTCGCGGATACCGCGATACTTGCGCGTCCGTTCCTCTACAAACGAGTATAAACTTTCATAAAGGCCTTGCACCGTATATTGCAAACACAGAAGTATCTATACCCGGATTCCAGTTTGTTCAACTACTTACACAAGGTGCGATTGTAAATGGGCCTCTCCGACAAAGAATGCTTCACGACCCTTTTGAAATACTCCATCGGGAGGTGCAGATATTTTATTTTGAAGAGCCTCTCAAATATAGTATAGGAAAACGAGCGGCCGATGATATAATTCGTATCCAACTACCTTTGGAAGCGAACCATCCTATAGAGGAAATCATATGGTTTGTGCGTAGAAAGGGGGTGCGAGATAATAATGCATGGACGAACTATACGGCAGTTCTTGATGCAGAATGGTCTACTCAAAAACTTGCTGCAAGAAGCCCCCTTTTACAGAATGCGATTTTGCAGGCAAATGGAGTTACACTCTGCGATGCGGATGAACAGTATTACCGTCAGCATATAGCGGGAGCTCATCGAGGAGGAATCTCTGCATATAATCAGTTTATATATGGCTATTCTTTTGCAAAAACTCCAGGGGAACATCAGCCTTCTGGCAGTTTTAATGCAAGTCGTCTAAGTTCATTACGACTCATCTTAGATGTAAAGCCTCCTGGAGGTATATTGGATGCGAACTGGGAAGTAAAAGTATTTTGTATAGCTTTGAACTGGCTCCGATTTGAAAACGGAATTGCTAACCCGATGTTTGAAGATTAAATATCAAATCCATTTAGAATGAATCAGAACAAAAACTTTCTTACATCCGCTCTAGCCGCTAGTACGATCATGGGACAAGAATCCTTTGTATCAAGCGGAAGTATTCGGAACGAAGGACCAAATAAATACTATCTGCTAGTCGATTTAATATTATCTATTTTATTTTCAATCTCTGCTGCAATGTTATCCTATAACTATAATACGTATTACGGGGCAACGATGTTTATGAAAATATTTTGGGCGATTTTAGCCTTTTTATTCAGTAAAGTTTATATTATTATGTATGCAATGCTCTTGAACCCAATAAATACTCTACCGAAAGCCCCTGCTCCTGCACCAGCTGTTCAGGCTGGAGGAAAGGGTTACAAACTATTTTAATCGACGCGTATGTCGTTTCGCATTAAAATATGTCTCAAACTTATTCGTTGAATATCCATATTGAAATAACATAGATTCTTCAGGAATTTTTACTTTTTTATGAAGATTGGGATCTTTTATTCCGCGCCAATGCCTTGGATAAAAATATTTCATGGGGTATACATGGACATCAGGAAAATCTTTTTTGGATGTAAAGTATACCCGGGATACATACAGAGGTCCTACACGTTTCCATGCATGTTCATTTGCTTCACGTTCGGCATTGGATACAATGCCATGTAATAGTTTTTTAAGAAAAGGGTGATTCGATTTTGCACCAATGATTCCATTTGCTACAAGACGCTTTGTTCCACGTATTTCTGGGCCAAAATCACCAAGTTTTTTTGTATCACTACGCGATATATTTTCCCATCCAAAAAACACGGATGCCTTATTTTTCTTAAGAAATGCGGCAAACTTCGCCGGTTTCATAATGACAGAATCCGCATCAATATAGATACCTCCAAATTTATAAAGAACGAGAAGACGAATAATATCTGCGCGACCAGCCATTTCTTTCCGAAACTTTCCATACTCGCGACGAAGATCTGGAACAGATGCCCAATCAAGACTATCCACATTTGAATCTGTCCAAAGATGATAGTCATAATCATACTTTTTAGCAAAGTCTTTTACAGTTTTCATCCATTCTAAGGGTGGTGCGTTTGTTCCAAGCCATATTTGATGAATTTTTTTTTCAATATTTCCACCAATTGTTTCTGCCATATTCTTATTCTATAGGTAGAATGTTTTTAGCAGTTCTTGTGTATGCGGTCGCGAGCTTTGCACAGGATATTGTTGGCTCCATAGGCTGCTCTATGCCTATATGTGTATTATCAAATCCATATCTTCGATTTGGAACCGGGGCAGAATCTTCCGTAAACGCATGGGGACTTTTTCAACAACCATGGTATTATTCACCATCTACATCTACATGGTATAAACTGACCTATTCAAACTATCCACTGGATACTGCAATAGGAACTGGTATGACTGGACCTAACTGGAGTGGAACAACTGTCATTGATTTGTATACTTTGACAAATACTGGATCTAGCACAAACTATTCTGGATTTATAGTGGATACTAGTGATACTACAAAAAGTGTGGGGCACGGAATCATTGTATCGATGCGTCAGTTTACAGTCTTAGGGCAGCTTATATTGTTTCAAAATACATTTTCACTTGGTGCGAATGATAGTTTTGTGCGAATCACTACACGTGTCATTAATAACTCTACGACAGATATTACAAATATGTTCTTATGGACTGGCACGCGAGATGATTATGTAGGGTCGACAGATGTAAATACGAAAACGCGCGGAAATCTGGATACAGGAAGTTTCGTAGCTATTAGCGCAAATAACCAGTCGTCACGCGCAATTATGATTACAAACCCCACAGATGGTGTGCTATTTTATTCAGAAACTGCGGGTGTGATGACATCCTATTCAGTATGCTGTAGTTTTTCAAACGCGTATAATACAAATCCTTTAAATCTCGCCCCAAAGACCCTGACTCCGACAGATGGTTCTTATGCAGCTGTCTTACCGATTGGAAATATAAGTATAGGGGGATCTGGAAGTATTACATGGTATTATGCAGCAGGTGTTATATCATCATTAAACAGTGTAGCTGAGTCTGTTTCAGTAGCCCAGGCAGTTTTTGCAGGAACTGCCTCAACCGCGACAGCAACAGCTACAGCATCTACAACAGCCACTGCGGCGTCGACATCGACCGCCAAAGAGTCTAAGTCAGCTTCCGTATCGAGTTCCATAAGTGCAACGGCAAGGGGGTCGCCTTCTTCACATCCTACGCGCACACCAACTCCTTCTGTATCTGTAAGTAAATCTGTATCTTCTAGTGCATTTAGGTCGCCTATTTCTACATGGACCCCTATTTATACGGTATCCTCTATGTTTACTATAAGTGCGTCTCGTTCTGTGTATAGCACTTCCGTAGTTACATCTACAGGAACTGCATCTGCATCTGCAACTTCAACACCTAGTCCAACTCAAACACCCTCTACGACATCCACACTTGCAATCAAAGTTTTAATTGCGCAAATACCACCTATTCAAGTAAACTTTACCCCTACATTTACAAGTTCAACTGTAATACTTGAAATAAATAAATCAGATAATCTCGTATATATTCCAATCAGTCTTATAATACTGGCAGGAATCGGATATGCCATATGGAAAGCACGAAAAAAATCCCTTGAAGCTGTGGAAAAACCAAGCTCCACCCCAAGCTCAAGCTCCAAATCAATACTCAAACAAAATACTTCAAAGCTGAATATACAGATTCGAGAACCTAATAATGCGGTTCACATATAATGTGCTAAAGTTAACTTAGCCATTCAGTTGCAGATAAACGGTCTAAGCATTCCATCTCTCTTGTAAGAAGATGGTAGCATCCTTGCTGCGAGTTATTTATGGAGGAGTTCAGGATTCCAGACTCCTCTGTCAAAAAGGGCAGCCGAATCCAGCATTTTTTATAAAAGCATTTCTTCGCGCAGGGCGATTCACAACTCAATGGATTCGCCTAGATTTTGATACTCTCCCGACACTTGGGAATACCTCTGTAATTACACTTCCTCGAAAGGGTCATCTTATTTCTAGACTCTATCTTGTCACTACAATGCCGGATATTGCGACGCAACAGCTTTCTGCCAAAACCTGGTGTGAATCAAATGGAAAAGTGTTTGCAGGTCCTAAGTTTGGATGGACAAACTCTGTAGGGCACGCACTTTTACAAAATGCTACCATTGATATTGGAGGGTCGCGTGTAGAACATATTGACGGGCGACTCTTAGAAGTGATGGATGAGTTTTATACACCCCTTGAAAAAGTGTCTTTGATGGATAAATTTCTTTCTCGTAACTCTTCCAACTTTACAGCGGATCAGTTTGGCTCTACATCTGCGACACAAGTTGTCACTCCCCTCCCTTTCTGGTTTTCATGTGGGGATGCTGGAACATTTCTTCCAATAGACGCCCTGCAGGCGGATCCTGTAAAACTAAGTATTCAGTTTGCGACCCCTACGACACTTTATACAAGCACAGCTCAAGTAAGCACGAAGGATCTCAAGGCTCCTCCTGCAGGTGGAGAAGCTTATTTTCCAATCGCAAACTCACGCTTCTATTATACAGATCCTGCAGGGACTCCTATTGCAGGACTCAATGGAGATCCAACTCAAACAACCCTTGCAAGCCTTGTTCCAATAATTCAAATGCCTACATCACAAAGCCTTCAGGTGCTAGGTGATACATACATAATGGCGGAATATATATATCTTGACAAACCCGAGGCGAATCGATTTCGTCTCGCAGATATTCAAGTGCCCGTTCTACAACATTATGCATTTGACCCCGTTGATACGACGAATGCTGCCGTTGCAAATTGTTATCTCAAGATTCCAAACCCGACGCGGAATCTTTTCTTTTATCTACAGCGATATGAAGCACCTTATTACAATGCACCCTTTTTAGCTACGCGCGATCTCTCAGGCGCAGATGCACCTCTCGCTCCTTGGTGGCCAAATGCAAGTCAACTCGATACACGTGTATATAAAGAGGTAGTCCCTGGATTTGTATTTCGAAAATCAGAACCTATCAGGGCGATTGACTTGATTTATGAGGGGAAACTGTATCGATATAGCACAACAACTCCCTCTGTTTTCCGATCCCTGGTTCCTTTGAAAAAGACGCCTTGGGTGAATCGATATTATTATAATTTACCATTCTCCCTTCAAGCAGGATTTCTTCCACCAAGTCAACCATGTGGAGAAGCAAACTTGGATAAGGTTGTCAACATCAACTTGAAGTTGGAACTGAATCCTATGGCGGGGTATACTACAACATTTAATGTTCCACGGTTCCTTGTGTATGTATGGGCAGAAACATATAATATATTTCGAGTATACGGTGGACGTGGTGGAATGATGTTTGCGTATTAACGTTTCTTCCAAAATGCTGCTAATGCTATAAGACTTAGGCATACAAGAACAATGCTTGTATCACGTGTTCTATGCGAATATATAAGTTTTTGAAATGATATATCAGCGTCGTGAAATATATCTGTATAATTTGTTTGTTCCTTTTTTATATCCGATAATGAGGGTTGTTGGGTTGCTAAAAAAGGGTATGTGGTAACAATGCGATATATATTTGAATAATATACATCGATGGGTCCATGGCGGTCTGGATTCCATGCTAGAGCTTTTTCATAGGCTGTTGCATGGAGCACATAAAAATGTAGGGCAAATCCCTGACCTATTTCAAAGAGGGGGTATTTATGCACCTTGACAGGCCCTTCGACATAGGTTGGTCCGCCGAGAAAAATATCCCATGCGTCACGTTCTTTCCAGAGAGCTTCTTTTACGGTGGGCCATTGTTTGGAAAATTCGGGGGTAGGTAGGCAATCATCTTCTACAATAAGAACCCAGGGCAATCCTTGACGTATAGCTTCCCTTGCAATAGCTAGATGAGAAGCACCACAACCTCGCCAACCTTCACTATGCCGTATGGCTGAAAAGCGCTTTGGTCTAATCCCAGTTTTTTCAAATGCGACTATTGTATTTGCCCATTTATCTTCACGTTCATCCAAGTTTATACAAAAACATGGAAGATCCGGTTGACTCATCTTATTCTTTACTAAACATTATTTGCACAGAGCTTATAAGTGAACCGGCAGGGGATTGAATCACTGTAGTATGTGGGGGTGTCGATATATAGTTTGATTTTGTAAATACAGGTGGGGTCTTTTTTGGAATAGTAAATGGAGATGATTTAGTTATATTATGTGTATTACGCTGAAACGCTTCGGGAAACTCTTTTTTTGTGCTGGGCGTATTGAACAGTTTTTTAATACGCGTTCGTTCTGTATCGATTCTCCAATCAAGTTGAGGTTTGTCTAGTTCCTCTTGATCTAGGATTCTACAAGGTTCATATTCGTTGTTCATCTATATGAATCATATTGTATTTTTTTAGACCCATATAATCTCAGATATTATATATCGCACCAATAAAATTGCTTTTTGTAATCACTATGAAGTGAATCACAATGTCCCTTCTCATCGTAGAATCTCCAGCGAAATGTCAGAAAATACAGGGATTTCTGGGTCCTGGGTGGCGTGTGATAGCTACCATGGGACATATACGTTCGTTAGAAGAGGATTTGGCTGCCGTTGGACTCGAGCGTGATTTTGAGCCACGTTTTCAATGGATGAAGGAAAAATCTAAAGCGATTCAGCAAATCAAAGAGGCTGCAGCTAGTGCCACAAGTATTTATTTGGCATCGGATGATGATAGGGAGGGAGAGGCTATTGCCTATTCGGTTCTAACTCTCTTAAAACTAAATGCTGCTACAACGCCGCGTGCTGTATTTCATGAAATTACTGCCTCTGCCGTAAAGGCAGCTGTGGCAAACCCACGACGCCTCAATATGTCACGTGTAGAAGCCCAGCAGGCCCGGGCTGTCCTTGATATGATGGTGGGTTTCACAATTTCTCCTCTTTTGTGGAAATATGTAGGGCAGGCTCTTTCTGCGGGTAGATGTCAAACACCTGCACTACGTATTCTAGTAGATCAAGAAAAAGCAATTCGAGGGTTTACAGCAACTACAGAATGGAGAATCAAGGGGATATGGAATGGCTTTGAAGCTCGTTTGGAGGATTCCCTTGAGGATGAAGAATCGGCCACAAACTATTTAGAGAATATTCACGACGATTCAGGGGGTATTGTAAAAGAAGCATATACAAGATCGACGACGGAGCAACCTCCGAAGCCTTTGATTACAAGCACCCTACAACAGGAGGCATCTGCCACCATGAGTCTTCAGCCAAAGAGAACCATGCAGATTGCGCAACGCCTGTATGAGGCGGGATATATTACCTATATGCGAACGGATTCTGCAACTCTTTCGGAAGAAGCAAGGATGGCTGCAGAGGATTGGGTTCGCACAACATTTGGAGAGGAATATGTATCTGGAGCAGCTCGGGTGAAATCAAAGGGGAAATCCACCCAGGATGTAAAGGCGCAGGAAGCACATGAAGCTATACGGCCGACACATATGGAGCGTGTGGAACTACCTGTTGGGGAGGATTGGTCAGCACCGGATAGAAAGCTGTATAAGCTTATTTGGGGGAGGGCTGTGCAAAGTGTAATGGCTGCTGCGAGGGGGGAACAACGCACGATAAAGTTTATTGCAAGTGCGGATCCGATGGAGTTTCTCTGGGTTGCTACATGGAAGAGGAATCTCTTTCTAGGATGGCGGAAGATTGGGGCTGTTGCAACAAATCTGGATGAAGATGTGAATGAAGATACGAGTATGGATTCGTGGAATGTTGGCGAAAAGATTGTGGAGGGAATGGATGTATCATGGTCGAGCCTGGAGGCCTGGCCACATGAGACGAAACCCTTGTCTCGATATACAGAGGCAACTCTTGTGCGTGAGTTGGAACGTAAGGCTATAGGTCGTCCAAGCACATATGCCTCGCTTGTAGCAACTGTAATAGACAAGGGATATGCAGAAAAGCGTGATACACCTGCACGTGAATCATCCATTACGAAACTATGTATAGATGCGCTAGGGACATGGCCTCCAAAGAAAGTTATTCTTCTTAAAATGATTGGGGCGGAAAAACAGAAACTTGCCCCTACTCCGCTCGGTATCTCTGTCCTGGACTTTTGTCTGAAAGAGTTTGGAACTCTCTTTGATTATGAGTTTACTAAGAAAATGGAAGCACGATTGGATGCTGTGGCAGAAGGACTTGAGCCCTGGAAAAATCTGTGCCGTGATACCTGGGATTCCTATAAGGACATATATACTACACTCAAATCTGGCAACTCCACTACGGCTCCAGCCGTTGCGCGTGAAAAACACTTTCCAGGTGGAATCAAGGCGATTCAAAGTAAGAAGGGACCCCTTCTTCTGAAAGAAAATACGGCAAACAAGGAGGAAACGGTCTTTTATGGTTGGCCCGAGGGTATTGCTTTTCAGGATATTACAGAAACGGATGTGGCGACATACGTAGCATCCAAAATGGAGATACCTAGCTATGGAAGCTATGAAGGACATTCCATGATAAAAAAATCAGGCCCATTTGGGACATATATTGTATGTAACGGTGTGAATGTTCCGTGGACGCCCACCGATACGGAGGAAACGATTATTTCCAAACTGGCTGCGAAATCCCAAGCTCATATACATACACTTGGTCCGTTTGAGTTTCGAAATGGTCCCTACGGAATCTTTATGTTCAAAAAGGATGTAGTAGGAAAGTCCCGAAAGTTTATTTCCATTCCACAAGGTGTCGATCCAAAGGGCTTAACTCAAGAAGCGGCTACAAAAATATATCAAACTGGTTTACAAAATAAGGCAAAGGGGCAAGCATTTAAGAAAAAAGTTAGTTCTTAATAAGATGCTTCGCAGTAAAAGTAGAAAGAAACAATTTAATATTTTTAATATACCTACGTATGTGATTTCTATGAAAGAAAGGCCTGAACGTTGGAAACGTTATACAGAACAACCTGTTACGAATAAATTCAAAAATGCGCGGCGATCAAATGCAGTAAATGGGAAGAAACTTAAATATGAGAATGATTCGCGTATTTCTGTGCGAACACGCCTGAATATTTTTAGAAACTACCGACGTAGTCATTATGAAATTGCCACGTTAGGCGCGGTGGGGTGTTCTCTGAGTCATATCGATATATGGAAAAAGTTTTTGGCCACTGATTCAAAATACTGCTTCGTTATGGAAGATGATTGTATCCTTACAGACGAAACATTTACACATATAAACACGTTGATACCGAATCTACCTCCCAAATGGGGAGTGTGGCTATTGGGAATGTATAGCCCTAATCTGGTATTTAGTCCTATGCATACGAAACCCTGGAATCGCATATATAGCTTTACAGCGTCCCATGCATATGTGATAACTCGAGATGCAGCTAAAACCTTTTTACAAGATGCGTTTCCGGTAGAAAGTCATATTGATCATTATATAAGTGCTATATCTGTGTTAAAAGATATATGTATTGTGCAACATCCCGATATACATATTGAATTTTTCCAAGAAAAAATATCGCACGCTTCAACAACCATTGATTCCAACACATCTCAACATAAAAAGACTGGCTGCCCTGTCTGTAAGATTCCTGATGATTGGTCACAGATATATAAATCATCTACTCGACAAACGCATAAAGGTATGCGGGTAGAGGGGCTTGTGAAGGGTGAACAGTCAAGGAATATACGGATGTTACGTGCTACACGAAAGAAATAAACATACTATAGAGAAATGTCTACAAATACAAGTGCAGATAATAGTCGACGTGCTAGTGCAGTAGATATATCAGGTGTAAATATAAAGAAATTTATGAATGGATGGACGAATGAGCAGGAGGTCCTTATGGCAGAATGGTCGGATATTGCTGCATGTTATAGATGGCTTCATGACAAGGCAGAGAAAAAGTATACGCGTTCAAATCTGAATATAACAATTCCTGTGATTATTCTATCTACTGTGACAGGTGCTGCAAACTTTGCTGTAGGGAGTATGGTACCTGCAGATAATGATTCTGCGCAACAATATGTGGCATCCGGATTGGGTGCTATTTCTATTTTTGCAGGGATTCTCACAACTTTGGGAAACTTTTTTCAATATGCGCAAAAATCGGAATCGCATCGTGCATGTAGTATAGCATGGGGTAAGTTTCAGCGCTTGGTGCAAGTTGAACTAGCGATCAATCCCATGGACCGCATTGAAGCTATGGATTTTCTAAAGATTTGTCGACAAGATTTGGACCGCCTTATCGAGCAATCTCCTGGAATTCCCGATGATGTTATAGTATGCTTTGAAAAGGAGTTTAATAGTATTGAAGGGTTGAAAAGACCTGATATATGTCATGGCATTGAACATACGCGTGTGTTTAATGCATCCAAATCACGTTTAAGTAAGATCGCTGCAGAAGCGGTATTACACCTCCGTTATAAAAAGAATATATTATCTACTTCTGTTATTCCTGAACTGGATAAAAAGATTGAACATGCGCTGAATACAGGAATAGATAAGAGAATAAAGGAACTTATAGGGCATCCCTCGGATGAATATGCTGATACTATGAATGTCGTGAATAGTTTAGAAAGCGACTGGAGAAATCTTTTGATAAGGAAAAGGGGGATACACCATACAGCGGCTGTTGATAATTCCACAGCTATTGTTGACACTCCTGGGGCGGCGATTGACACTCCTGCGGCGGTGATTGACACTCCTGGGGCGGCGATTGACACTCCTGCGGCGGCGATTGACACTCCTGCGGCGGTGATTGACACTTCTAGAGCTGGATCGCTGGAAGACTCCAATGAAGTGCGTCTAAATATTATGGGGACTGGATCCGTTATATCGGAGGTAGGTTCCGCAAATTCTGTAGCAGGTTCAAAGCATTCCGTTCATACTGTGCGCCCAGTTGTGGAGTTTAACTAATAAACATTTTGAGCGTCCTTGATAGTTTATCAATATACTTTTCTTTTGAAGAAAATCTTGCAAAGAGATCCTCATCAAAATGAATTTCATCCACTAATGATTTATTGATTGTAGGCGTATCTTTTAGAACTCGTATTACAGGGTGTAAAAGAACCGCATGTGATTCTTTTCCTGTGGATGTAAATCGCCCCCCCAACTTGGTAATATCTGTTTCTGGCTCTTTTGCGGAATATTCGAGGCTTACAACGAAATATGTTAATGTTTCATTGGAAGGATGCGTAGTCAAAAAACTGTAATGCACATTATTCACATATGTAATATCTGTTTTTGAGGAGTTATATATAAAAATATCGACTAGTTGTCCATACATCTGATATAGGGCAGATGTATAGTTAATCTTATAGAGTATATGATTTACAAGTGTGTTTAGATTTTTTGTTGTAAATCGCTGTATATCAAACTTGCGGTCATAGTTCAAATGAAAAAAGTAGTCGATTAGATATCGAAAGCCATGTATAAATCCACCCGAACTTATTTTGTAGTCATGTGAATGCATGAGAGCACCAATAAAATATAGATTTGGATTGTTTACACTTTCATAACGATGATTTATCTCTGGATACTTCATATTTTCAGTGAGGGTGAGTTCAAACCCAAAGATAGATGTGTCAAACTGCCATCCTGTGCAGAGAATAATATGATCATATCCTTCGGTAGGACTTGGATCATATGGATGTTTTCTTTCGCAGCGTCCACAGTCAAGGTGAATGTCATATTTTCCCTCTTTTTCTTCTACAATAATCTTCTGACCCGTTTCATTGAATGCATTTAGACTCTTCAATAGAAATGTGTCATGATAGGGAAGGTATATAGAGCGAAGATCGCCTGCATAATGACTTGACATGGCCCATTTTTTGAAGCTTCTGCCGAGAATTGTAATACTGCTACAGCGAGGTGTCAGGAGATTTGCTAGTTCATATGCTGAGTTTCCATTCCCGATGAGTAATAGAGTTTTATTATCAAATGTTGCAAGAGTCTCTGGGGTTTTAAAATAGTTTTTAGGATATTCTGCATAATGTTTTAGGCGGCCAGTAGTGTCGGTGATATTGCTCTTATATGGCTTTCCTAGACCTGTAGCAACAATAAGTTTTTCGCAGGTGTATACCCATTTTCCATGTGTATCTTTAACTCCGAGAATATACCCTCCCTCCTTTTTTCGGATTTTTTCCACCGTAGAAGAGTATTTAATATTCAACTTGTATTTATTTGCAAAATCATTCATATATGCTACTAATTGAGTATGATCAGGGTAATACGCATCTGTGTAGGTTGTAAACTTGGGACCATCTTCTGATAAAAGAGAGTTCCAATCATGACGGAGATTGAAATCAGGTACATCTGAACCGGTATTCTTCTTATTTATTGATATGAGTTGACCTGAATGTGGATATGTGTCAAAAAAAGAACCGGCCTTCTCAGCTTTTTCTAGAATGACATAATCAATGCCAGCCTTCTGGAAAAAGTAGCCGAGTTGAATACCCGCTGGACCTGCGCCGATTATAATATTTTTTACGGGTTTTACTGGTTTATACATATACTCTTATATGGTGGAAAAGTTTTAGACCGATTATGATGCCCGTTTTATAAAGCCTTTGCAAACTCTGCTAAGAGAGTTGTCTTAGCCTGAAACGTCCATTTGGACCATTTCAGAACTTCTTGATCATCATTGAAAGATGCAAGCCATTTATTATAGACAGCATCATTTTGTTCTAACCAGATGCTTTGGATTCGCGGTATAGTATCTGGCTTTTCCAAGAGTTCTATGGCGCGGGGCCAGCATAAAAAACAGCGAATGGCAAAAATGTATAGTTGGATATCTTGTGCAGCTTCATACTCTTCTTCTAAATGCCGGGCGAAGTTTAGGAGTGCCTCTTCTACGTTCGTATGTTCTGAAAAAGCTTCCAATACGGAACGCACCGCCCTAGTAGCCGTTTCCATCTAGTGATAGTAGAGATATGGGGCCTTCGCTCCATGTGCTGAGTAAAAGTTGGGTCGATAAGGATTCGAATCCTCTATAACAATGCTATGTAAAGGAGAAGGGGGTGGAGTTGTGAGGGGGAGTGTCTCAGCAGTAGCCTCTGCGAGGCTATTCGTAAAGTCAACGATGACGGTTAGAATGCGTTTGAGATCCATCAGAATACCTGATATAGTATAACAGAACAAAAATCAATTTTAGACCAATGAACCCTACCTGCATGGAAAAAGGTGTAGACTATTTTTTTTGTTTTTTTTCTTTTAGGGCTTCTGTGATACGTATATGCTTTTGGGTGAAGCTGCCATTCCGCTCATATTTCTCTTTGGCCTTGTTGCTCTTTTTTTTGCGGGGTTGATGGTCCTCCATGTTGATTGTCTTGGAGTTTCATCTATCCTTCAATTTTTATGCAGAGGTATCAAGAAACTCTGTAGCCTCCTGCATTAAGTTCTTTACATCTCCATCGGACCAAGCTACCGTTTTTACACCTACTTTCTTGGGTGCACCAGGCGCATTGCCAATCTTGGATGCCTTCTTAGGAGTGACGACTCTTGGAATCTCGGAAGGTATTGTTTCTATATCCGAGAGTTCAGCAAGCTTATTCGCATCTCGTGCGGCTTTGGCAGCCGCTTTCTCTTCGTCGGTCATTTTTGGTCGACCTGCCTTTTTTACAGTACCTTCTACAGAGCTCATATCTGTCTCGCTGAGAGCTGTTACATTCGTTTCCACGGAATCATCTGGCCAAGAGGCACGATGCATGCGAATCTCCTCTTCTGTCCACTGATCAGGACTCTTTATCTTCTTCAAGTAAGAAGCGAACTTCTTCGCAACTGTAACACGCTTGAACGCATACTCGGTGTCTTTGAAGATTGTAGCTATGTACTTATTAAACTTTAACCATACTTTCACAGCTTCTGACAATTCGCGGGGGGGCTTGGCTTCCTTTGAGAGCTTTTCCTTTCGAGGGCGACCGCGCTTCTTTGTGACATCCTCTTCAGGAACTGTTGGCTCCTTTCCATGCATTGCCTCGATATGGGAAATCTGGTCATTCATCTGGGAAAGCTGGCTCTTCATCTGGGAGAGTATATAGAGTATCTCGGTGGTATTCATTTCAGACTGGGGGGTGTGATAAAAAAGGGGGCAATGACGATTCAATTTTTTCATTGGGTTTTTTATTCCACACAAGGCTCTTGTGTCATCTTGGTAAGATGGTTCCCCTCTGTGAACAGAACGAAAAAATGTCCATCGTTCTTTTTTGGTGCTGCCCCTACCTCGCAGAACCGCTCGTCACCTCCGGAATGCCTGTTAAGAAGGCCCAGCTCTTGAGTAAGAAGCTGCCGATTCACCCCTCATATAGCCGTGACGTCGCACAACAGAGCTGCTAAGGCGTGCTGTCGCTCGGGTGCAAATATACCCCTTGGTTTCCAGATCTCGGCAGAGCGAACTCTACTCACGATATGGTATCCCCATTTCTTACAAGAGAATAACCCCTTCCCCGCTATTCTTATCGTCGTGGCCGACCCGTTATGCCACGTCCGTGTGCCAGAGCGCTCTGGGTAATATCCAGAGCGCTCTGGCGAGAATAGCCCCTTCCCCGCTATTCTCTCGTCGTGGCCGACCCTTTGTGCCACGTCCGTCATATATCTCTCTAGGAGAATGCAATATCTGCTATAAGGTATATTATCATTCAATTTTATCCTGAAATTGAAGAAAGTCAAAAAAGAAGAGCGCTCTGGATTTTTATTTTACATAAGTCAATTTAAAGATAAAATTGAATGTGCATATTGTCGGCACAGAGCTCTTACCCCGTTATAGCATATATACGTATAATATGTCACGTAACAACAAGCTAATAACCAAGAAGAGCAAGAAGGCTACCTCAGCCCTGCGCCAGAGCGCTCTGTATATCCAGAGAGCGGCAGAGGGTGATAAGACGCTCTCTTTCTTGAGTGTCCAAGCTGCCAAAGGAAATGGCTATTTCACTCTTCGGCGAGCAGATGGGAAGGAGATTCTGGGGACCCCCAGAGGCCTTATAAGCAAGAATGCCATAAACATCCATGTAGGCCAGATCGTCGTTGTGGAGGGTATTCCAGAGGTGGCCTCTAAGGTTCTCGCATGCCCCTACGAGATTATGGGTGTCATCCAAGAGCGTGATGTCGCGATAGATCTGGTGGACAGAGGCAAGATGTCAAAGCAGGTTTTGATTTCAGCCACGACGGCAGGCTCTATGGTAGACACGACTATGGCAGACACTCTGGCGGACATCTTTGAAGGATCCGAGGAAGAAGAGGAAGAAGAGGAAGAGAAAAAGGTCCGAAGTGATAGGAAGCGCAGCGGCGGCGGAGGCGGCGATATTGAATTGGAGGACCTATAAAAAGACCAGGGAGAGGCTCGCCGGCAGTGTCTGCAAAAGCACTATGTAGCGCCCTGGATAAAGACCACTACTACCAACTTTTTCACTAAAATTGCATGGAGGATTTCCCCTGGTTTTTTTTACAATGGGCTGTTCAGCAAGTAAACCCTCTGACATGAAGATAGAGACACGTGTAGTAGATATGCTTCGTTATAGCCGCTCAAGATATAGCCCCCGTAACTCTATGACACGACGTGGATATAAGCTAAGTAAGAATCCCCTTCGTGGGTATTACTAGTCGAAATAAAATTTAGTGTGAGTATTGGGCCTTTTTTGGTTATACCATGCCATCTATTGTCCTCTCTCCTGCGCCGAGTCATAGTTTTCGGGATGGAGCGGCCATTCAGGCCTCTTGGAAAGAATATCAGCGCAGAAACAAGGGGGATACTGGCGAGTTTGGATTTTGCTTTGATCTACCTGTAGATATGAACACTTCCCCTACAGAGGCACAGTTGGTGGAAGTTATGAAAGAGAGGCAGCAAGACGCTGGGATAGAAGTTACGTATAGGAGTCGTCGTGATCGTGTAAGACAACTTACATGTGCCTTTGCCCTTCTTAAACCTGGAACACAAGTCTGGTTTAAGAAGGGACTTACACTCTTTGCCTTGGTAGAAATAACTACACCTTATCGTTATGCACCAGAAGAAACGTGGGGATGGCATACATGGGGGTATAGATTGATCCGCCTAGCAACAGAAGAAGAAAGGAAGAAACGAATGGGACGCAAAACATTTATAGCAGAATCGAAGGGTGTTTAGCGATTATTGTAAAATTTGAATACAGCCTCTTCTTTTTTTTGTTATTATACAAAATGCCCTACCCGCCAAAAACAAAGTTATATTACAGTATGAATGAGCGTGCAACGGTTGTGACAGAAGGAAATGTGGTTGTCACAGAAGGCCTGTGTAAAGGACATGTTATGAAGCTAGTAGATTGGTTGATTCTTGCGGGGGATATGCCTGTTCATGTCTTCTCTATCCCTATTATTTCTGACTCGCCAAGTTCGCCAAGGTCACCCTTACAAGAACCCCTTACCATACAGCTGCCGAGATATATCCCTATTAATAAACCGTTAGATCGTTCTCTTAGCACACCAGATATTTTAGCACACCCAGATGTAGAAATATACAATTAAAATGTCTGTTATAATAAATGCAGAGGTATATATATTTGTTCTTACTTTTATTTTTGATAATATATATAATAAGACCCACTACAGATACAGAGCAATTTGATAATCCTAACAAAATTGTAGTATGCCTTATGTGCGTATGTCCAAATGACATTGTCATGAAGTTCGCATCACGTATATCAAAGCTATATAAAACATATATAGTATGTGACGATATTCAATGTCGAACACCAAAATACCCGGATATTGAGTTTATAAAAATCAGTGACGAGGAAGTTGTGCATACCAGCTATACTAAATCAAATATTGCTATTTCGAAGGTCCCTTCTGCATGGGATAAAGCTCTGTATTATTTTTGTAAAAAGGATACGACTCCCGATTATGTATGGTTCATTGAAGAAGATGTATTTATTCCTCGCGCATCTCTTATTTCGGATATCGATGCAAAATATCCTGATGCAGATTTAGTCGCGAAGCAGCATGTAAGTCAATCAGAGGATCCTGACTTTGGATGGTGGTTTGATGCAGAAGACACTATGAAGAAACCACTCTATAGAAGCTTGGTTTGTGCAGCGAGACTTTCTAGGGAACTTCTTAGAAAGATTGATAAGTTTGTTAGTACACATGGCCGCCTAGTCTTTATAGAAGTAATGTTCAATACGATTGTTCATCATGATAGAATGAAACTTGCTATGCCTGAAGAACTGTCTACGATTATTTGGAGGCATGATTGGAATGAGAACAATGTAAATGAAAATTATATGTATCATCCGGTGAAAGATGTGAGGAAACAAAAAGAGTTTAGGAAGAAGTTGTCGCAGTTACCCAACTCAAATGTGGAAGAGTTTCAAAATCTATCCCAAAAAAATTGATGCATGGATATGTGTCTATATGAATCACAGACCTAATGGAACAACCCCTGAACTCTATATATATTGGCCCAGATGAATCCAAGTTGCGATTTGGTGTATATGCTCCTCACTATCAGCTTTGCAGGAAGGATAATACACCTATAGTAGGTGGTATTATTCCAGCGAGGATATACAAGACACCGAGTAGCCTTCCAGGTATACATGCGGGGGATCAGGAGCTAGATTCAGAGAACTATTCATGGCAACGTGTGGAGTCACGTAGACAGCGAAAGATAAAGAGAACTCTTCGTGAGTTACGTGCGGAGGATGAGTAAAAATTGAATATAGAGGACAGCTCCCTTTTTTCTACCAAAATGTCCGTTCCTAAGCCATGTGAAGGTGTTATTCTTACTCCTATGAAGTTTACACATGTGGAAAAGACGCCTATAAAAACAGGTCGTTATATACCACCATCCCAGAAAACTGATATAAAGAAAGAAGTGACACCTTTAACGAAAGAAGATATGAGCTCGACGAATATGTTTCCAAGTTTATTAGGGGCTGTATGGAAAGAGAATAAAAATCAGGGTGCAACCTCGATGAGTCAAGTTATAGGGGCAGCAATAGAGCGTGAAAAGAAGGCACTAGAAGCGGAAAATCGTGAGAAAGATTTAGAAAAGATGTCTGACAAACAGTTATTAGCGGATGGGTGGAATATAGTGAATCTAGAGAATACGAGTCTACCTGATTGCAGTATTACAGATACGGACGCACTCTATCTACAAAGTGGTTGGGGGGAGGAGATCACGCAAATAATGATGCATCAACCTGAGGTGTTTCTTAAACACGTTCAATGTGTCTATGAAGACGGTAGTCCCATTGAACGTCGTAAAATGCGAACAAAAACCCCTATTATCGATACATATATACAATCAACACCTATAACAAATCCCGTGAAACAGTTTTGGAATCTAGCTAAAAAAAATTAATACAAGCATATCTATTCCCTTTTTTACTAAGGGAACCATTATTCGTCTTCTTCGAATGGCAAATCAAGGGCATGGATTTCTCTGGGAAACTGCCATTAAGGAGACAGTATTTCAAAACATGCAGAAGTATCCGTATACAGCACCATTTGATATTCCTGCATGTGATAATCGGTTTAATACAGTAGAAAATATTTCTATTAAAACGTGTGGAAAGGACGTATGTGGATTAGGGGATGCTCGTCGCATCTTTAGTTATAAAGAGTATCCAATGGTGACTGTGATATGTGTAGATTATACACAACAAAATGATCTCGAAAAAAGCATTACACGAGTGCGAGAGATATCTCTGAGCGGTGAACCGACACATGCACTTCTCTTCAAAGATGTAACAGAGAATGAGGTGAATGGCTTAATATCACTTATAAAAGCTGTTCCGAAAGGGGTGGCTAAAAATCATCCGTCGCGAAAAGCTGTGCATGATGAAAAAAATCGTCTGAATGCGAAAAGTGGTTTGATTCGTTTTAATCCCAAAATGGATTCTAAAAATCAGAGACGACTTCAATGTTCGATTCCGAAGCTTTCTAAGGTTCTTATGGAGCATCCAGAGATACTTCTATATTCTAGCACGGAGCCTCTCGTGCGTGGCATTCGAATTCCATCTACGATTCAATCACCTCGTCGTGTAAGGAATCAAGCAATCGATTTAGAACAGAAGTAATTTCTCCTTTGGAGAGGGATCGAGGACCGGTTGTGTTTGTTGGAAATGTATGTTCGCACATTTTTCTTATTAGAATATTTACTTGTTCGCTGAATATATGGAGGCGTATAAAGTAGTGACTTTGGGGAGAGAATACACCCCCATTTGGATAGGCTCGTCCTGCATATACACCGACGCGGCGGACAACCATATCATATGTGTCAGTTGATTTTACATAAGAGAATCCTCGTGGTTCTTCTGTGGGTTCTGATACTCGTTCTGTAGTTCGTTTTTCCCATATTTGGTAAACACATGGAACATCATGCGCTCGTCCATTGACAATGAATGCATTTTCCACCAGTCTTTCGCAGAGGACTAGGTGATAGTTTCGTGGGATACATGATTGAAGACTGGGTTTTTCAAAGGATCTGGGAAGAATGAAGGCGATCCAAGCAGCATCTAGAGCAGCTGCACGAGCCATAAACCTCCTTGCCATAGATGCTTGCCGTCCAAAGGGGGGGTTACCAATGAATATACGGGGGCCTGGAGGGGGTTCCCATATCATGAAATCGGCTTTCTCTATATTAGGTGCATCTGGCTGTAAGTCGATTGCATATATAGGAAAATCGAATGCACGCACAAAGACACCTGCACCGGCGGAAGGTTCGATCCATGTATACTCATTGGGACGTGGGATGAGATCTAAGATCTTTTGAACACAGTTGCCTGCAATATCGGGGCGTGTATAGTATTTGTCAACGAGATTTTTGCGTGATAAACCTGTGTCTTGGCTCATACATATTGTATATATCTAAAAGAAAGTCAAATTTAGGGAAGGGGGGGAATCCTATTTACGCATACAAAATTGAGAAATGTATATTATCTTAACAAATACTATGGAGACGAATATACCGGTATATGATTCATTTAAACTTATAGTAGAAGTGGGGACACCCGAAAAGTTATCTAAACTTACGCAGTTTTGTTGGGAAAATGGAATATATATACCACCTATTCCAGAGAATCCCTTTCAAGAGATTCAACTGGACAAAACAAAGAGAACACCGACAAAGGAGTATAAAGAATTTTGTGGACAAGCGTGGCTAAATAAAGATGGAATGACATCTGTAGCAGGTGTATATCAATATCTAAAGAAATGTGCAAAAAACCAGAAGCTCTTCAATGAAGATGGAAGTATAAATTTGACATCTCAAATGCAAATAGCACTTAAGACACAACGGAATCGTGTGTATCCTCACGATCTTCCTACGTTAGCAGCACAGGCATTTTAGAGAAGCACTCTTATTTTTGTGAACTTAAGCAGTTATATATATAAGAAGAAAGAATGGCAAATATTCCTTGTAAACATACGAACCACAGTGAATGTGATGAATTGTGTGAATGTTTATGCGAAGCCTGTCAGAATATATTCGAAAAGATGTGGATAGAAAGGGCGACGAATGATAAACTATGTGTTGACTGCGGAGTTCCAATGAATATTACAGTGCAATCTTTAATGGAGACGCAATATACACATTTTTTTCAACCATGTAAAATGTGTGAGCCAAATGTGAAAACATGTTTAGCCAAGGCAAATCTCTGTGAGGCATGCCGTGAGCCATTAATGAATGATATATGTGTAAGGTGCAAGTGTAATGGAACAGATGCATGTGTATGTATACAATGTTCAACATACAAAAAACAAATGCACCCTTTTACTCAGCATAGTTCGGGCGACGACGGGGACGCGGGCGAAGAGTCATAGTCGTTTTAACAAGCTCCTTTGGTTTTACAGGTGCCGGTGTATGTTTAAGCAACAAAAGGGCTTTTGCGGCATTTTCGACAGCTGCACGTTGCATACGGGTTTCCATTATAATATGTTATAGAGCCTATTCTTTATATTGGTTTTACAACTTATCAAGGATTTCGGGGTGTAACCCGATAATGAGGACAACAATACCAGTTGTTCCAATGTGAAAATATATGGGTTTTATATTATAATGTTTTTCAAGATATTCTTGTATAGTATCGGTAACTCCCCAAACTGCGTGCCAGAAAATGATTAAAATGAATGCCATAAACAATATATAATATGCATGTTCCTCAAGCTGACCTAAACTCTTTCTTGCCATTCTAGTAGTAGAAGAGAATGTCGGAACGTATCACAATGGTTCTTCAGGGTGGTATTGGCAATCAGTTATTTCAGTATTGCGCAGGACTTGCTATAGCTGCTAAGTTAGGCGGAGAACTATGGTTAACAGATGTGCAAGAAAATAAACATTCTGGCAAAGATTATCGGCACCTCCTATATATTCGAGGAAAAGCAGTTGGTATTGATGAAGATGATGAAGAAGATATGCCAGCTCATTTTAGACAACAACAGGACACATTCGAAACATGGGATCCGAATGATTATGCGTCACATCCTTCCATTATGCTAAAAGGATATTATCAATATCTTCCAGCCATTGAATCACAAATCCCGTATATACGAGAAGATATATTTAATCGACTATCAGGAATGAGGGCAATGATTCGTGACAAATATAGGATATACAGTCCAAGGCAGTGTTGTTTTATTCATGTGCGTCGCGGTGATTATTTGCAGTTGGATCCACAAATGTTTTGGGTGCAAGATGAATCATATTTTCTACCAGCAATTGAAAAGGTAAAACAGCGTATAACGGGCCCCAAACGTTGGTTTGTATTATCGGATGATATAGCTTGGTGTAAGCATCAGTCGTGGCTTACGGTTGCGCCTTTTGAAATGGTAGAAGAGAAGGATGAACTTCTTGGATTAATGCTTATGAGTATGTGTGAAGGCGGTGCGGTTATAAGTAACTCGACATATAGTTGGTGGGGTGCTATATTTGGATGTACTTCGGTAGGTGCACCTGTTGTATATCCTTCTAAATGGATTGGTAAAGAAAAACCGAAGATCTTTCCAAGTGGATGGATGCAATTGTAAATGGCCCAAAGGAATTGCGGCTCAAAGGATTCGCGCCATGTATATATAGAATGGCCACAACAAAAATGTTTCGTGTGCATGTGCCAACGAACTTTGTAATACCACCGATATACTTAGAGAAGGGTCCAAAAGATGTGGCAATGGCATTACGATTAGGTGCAGATGCGCTAGCGTATATTCAGAAAAAGTGTGCCGATACAGTAAGGCAGGAGACACATGCAGAAATTATGGAACAGGCAAACCGAGAATTTGAAGATGTTATGCGAGAGGCTGCTATAAAGCAGGTTGCGGATATCAATAAATTAAAACAGGAAAAGGTGAAAGCAGAGGAAGCGATGCGTATCGCACAATCGCGAGCAGATATATTGGAAGCGGCAGCTTCTGACTTACGTATGCAAATTCAAAAAGAGTTCAAAGAATCGAGCATCGAGTTGATTGGATCGAAAGATGAACAGATTGCACGGCTGCAACAGACATTGGACAAAACAATGGCGAATGTTGAAAAGCGGGTGGAATCTTTGCAGCAATCTATGACGAAGACAATGTCTTCTTCGAAAGAAAAAGGGACATTAGGTGAAACTCTTATGGAGGGTCATTTGAAACGAGCTTATGATTGTGACATTCAAGTAGTGAGTAAGGAATCTGAGACAGCGGATATTCAGGTGACTAGGGCGGCTGGAGTATATTTTTGGGAGGTAAAAAACTATACGCGTATGGTATCTACAGAGGAAGTGAATAAGTTTCGCCGTGATTTACGATTACATCCTGACGTGAAGGGAGGTGTATTAGTAAGTCTACGTCAGGGAATAGTAGGGAAAACACGTGGAGGTAATATTGATTTGGAGTTTTTGGACGACGGAAGATTTATTTTGTTTATTTCAAACTTTTTGATGCATGATGATCCTGTATTTTATTTACAGACACTGCGTCCATTTTTCGATATGATTGAGACATTATCAAAGCCTCTCAAGGATGATGTAGAAGTTGTGCGAACATTAGAGACGAAGGCGGCATTAATAACGAATTTACTGAGAAGTCATGTGGCATCTATTACAAAACATAAGAATTCTCTGGTAGGCCATAAGAAGCGAACGGATGCAATGTTTGCAGAGTTTAGTAGTTATGTATTAGAGGCGGAAGCGCAAGTGCAGACTCTTTTACGAGTGGCGATTGGTTCAGATGAGGTAACAACAGAAGTGCTTACAGAAACGGAAACTCATTTGCCTGAAACTCTATTTGTAAAGAAGAGACTTTCAGACTTTACAGAAGAGAAGGCAAGGGACTTTATAAAATGGTTTCTAACTGTATGTGAACATCAGGAAGGTAGTCATATAGAACTGAAGGATCTGATAGAAAAGTCGAAGCAACAAGGATATTCTGAAAAATGGGTGCGTGCGGCGCGTGAAGTGATTTTTCAGGAGTCTGCATGGGCGAAGGGTTCAAGATATATTGAGGGAGTTGTGTTTAAAGCTGTTCATCCATATTAGACAGCAATATCAAAAAATTGATGGGGGGTATATGAATATGTAAAGTATAGCTGAAATGCTTACGATCTATATGAATACATTGATTGCTTGTGCTATGATATTTATCTCACATACAATAATTTGCATGAAATGTCTAGCTACAAAGATTTCTGCCGTTCATCCTCGTAAGAATCCACCTTGCGCACGAGAAAATATTAGGGAATCTCTTCGGGAGATGTATGAAACATCGCAAATTATGAGTGCCCCTATAAATGAAGAGGACATAGAGGATGAAGAGGAAGAGGATACGGAAGAGGATACGGAAGAGGATACGGAAGAGGATATGGAAGAGGATACGGAAGAGGATACGGAAGAAGACGTTCAATCTGGGTCTAGCGACTCTTTAGCAAAGATTCGCCTTCTAGAGCGTTTTACGGAGGATCTACAAAAAGCGAATGAAGCTTGGGCGGAACACGTAGAAGAGTTAGAAATGCAAAAAAAAGAGTTAATATCAGAAAAAGAAAATCTTATCCTGATGACATACACGGCTATAAGCGTGTATATTATCATGACAATTTGTTATGGATTTATTATTTATATGAATCTTATTCGTAAAGGTATGGATATACATGATAGTGTTTAACTAATAAGAATCATCACGAGACTCATCATCACTACAGTCACAAGCTCTACTACAATCCCCAGAGCATTCATCGTCAAACACTAGCCATTTTTTACACATATGTGTATAGTACGTAGCTCCATGTGTGATAGGTCCTAATACATTCGCGGACCAATGTGCCACGTGGTCTTTTACTTGTATTGTAATGGAGCCATCTTGATGAAATTCATAATAATATCCAGTGGGGGGGTTTTCAAAAGCCTCTTTGAATGTTGGTTTAGGAGGAAAGAGGAGAGTATGCCCTGAAGGAAGTTCTTGTCGAATAGTTCCATTTTTATACCAATATGTTATAATGCCATTTGATCCTACGATTTTTACATCACCTTTATTACGGGCTGCAAAAGGCAATAAGGGACGTAATGCATACGTCTGGAGTGCATTATAGACATTTGCGAGACGGAGTTCTGCTGTCTGATAAAAGGTAATATCCATATTCTAAAGTAAGATATGGATATTATCTTATTAAAATTTACGCTTTAGAAACAAACAGCGAAGTGTTATAGGTTAAAGGCTTTAAAACATATTTAACACTAGGATGAAGGTCTTATGGGATACGAAAGAAAATGAATATTATACTCCATTGGTGGAACTATCGACGACACTTCAACAAAATATATCAGAGTCTGAGCTTCGTGAATCTACGCTGAAAGTTATTCATTTAAATTCCGATGAAGCTCTTATCGATTTATTAGTCCTTGCATTTAACATACGGGATGTGCGTGGCGGATATGGGCAAAGGGGCGTTTTTTATATAGTACTAACAACTATATATGAAGTATATCCAGGACTTGTGATACGCCTTCTAGAGATAGTGCCAGAATATGGAAGTTGGAAAGATATGTTTATGCTTACGCAACAGACACATCCAATTCCTCAAAGAATAATCTATGAAATAGCGGAGAAGCAACTTGTGAAAGATGAAAAGAGCTTCTCGGAAGGCCTTCCAATAAGTTTATTAGCAAAATGGGCTCCACGTGAACGGAAGCAGTATTCACACCTTGCCAAAGGATTTGCATATCATTTAATGAAAGATGTGACTGCATCTCATGCACAGATCATGGCAAACTATCGCAGACGAATCACACGTTTAAATATAGCAATGAAAACAGTAGAAACTCTTGAATGCGCAGGGCGCTGGCATGAGATTATTCCAGAGAATGTTCCCAAAACTGCGCTAAGAGTAAAAGAAAGGGCTTATATGAATGAAACGCCAGATGGATATATAAAAGAACCGGCAAATTTAAAGCGTATGATATGTCGCCAAAACTTTCTATATTATTTTGAAACAGCGAACCGGCCTACCTTTGATATGGATACATGTCGATATGATATGGTTCGTAGAATAGCACGGGACTGGATATATGGAGGGTGGCGTGGGACTTAGACCAACGTATTACTTAAATATATAAGATTATTTATATTGAGTATAAAGATGCTTGGGAAATATACGAAATAATACTCTTTAATTCGTACCGGTTTGAAATATTTACTGGACTTAAAAGATATAGTATGTAGGTATGTAGGAATGTTTGCTATTTGGCGTAGGTCATGCATGCAGATATATGAGTTGTTCATGGGAAAAAAGGAGAGTGTTATTACGTCAGAGGCAACGGAAACATCACCTGACACATTGAAAGACACATATGTTCGAGATCCTAAGGTTGCATCAAGTTCAACCACTTTAATGGAAGAAGATTCGATGGAAGAGCCTATGCAAGAAAAATCTAGATATAACTTACGAGAGCGTAAAACAGTGAACTATGCGGAAGAATCTGAATAAATTTGAATAGTCTAGAGGAGGTATATGCTATTAGCATGGCGCCAAGCGAATATGATGGAAAAGCGAATGTAACCAAGGCGATATCTAAAATAAAAAGATTTTATGATGCAGGATTTAACGATGGATTTATATACGGTATACTCTGTGGCAGCATATTTAGTATATCGATAACTGGTGTGTATATGTATATTCGGTTCTACAAAATGTTACCTACAGCAATAAAAAACATGGAAATGCGTAACTTGACAAAAGAACCAATGATGCATTTGAAGAATGTGTATAATACAGTGAAGGCTGCCTACAGTAATCTATAATAGTTGCAGTCTGTGATCGGCCCTTTTTATGAAAGCTATTTTTCGCAGTAAAATAAATAAATAAATAGCTTGATAAATCCCCGACAAATCTAACATATAATCGGAAGCAACGTTTCGGATGCTATATTTTTCTAGAAACGTTTTCATATATAAAATCCTTTTTCAAGGGATGTTATAAACTGCGGTTTATAAGAAGTGTTTCGAACACCTCTTATAAAAAGAAATGCCATGTGCATGCCAGTTACCACCCGAGATATATCCAGATGCGAGTGAATGGGGGCCTATATTATGGAGCATACTTCATGGACTAGCAGAGAGAGTTGGATCATCACCTTTCCCCCAGTTTCAGGGGGATGAGCGTCGTGCCCTTATTCGTATATTCAAATCACTTGTCAAAGTGATTCCATGTCCTTCTTGTAAAGAACATTATGAAGTATATTTAAAGCAGCATCCGGTTGATAAGATCATACTTAGTATATCATATGGAGAATTGCAAACATATGTGAAAACGTGGTTTTGGGAACTACATAACTGGGTAAATGAATCATTGGGGCGACCTCTCTTTTTGTATGGAGATCTTAGCAATGCATATAAGTCTGTTCCGCTTAGACAACGTATGAAAGAACTAGATACACCTATAAGTAAAGCTATACGTCTCCGAGCAGGACAGTTACTTGGGTATAAGGAATTTGTAAGTCAAAGTATAATTCTATTTTCTATTCTTGGTATTTAATAGAATGGTTCAACGAACGCGTCAAAGACGTGTGCGTAAAAAAAACACTAAAAAATACAGGCGCACACGAAAACAACGTGGAGGAAATCAAATGGATCTTAATACAAATACGGGTGCAGTGCCTATTGGTGGATTATCAGAACTAAATGTAAAGTTTTTTCCAAATAGCCTTTTATCTGCCTCGCATTTTGGAAATAATCTTACAGTGGAACAAACTGCCTCAGAGCCAAAAGTCGATTGGACGAAGCCTGTAGATGGGACCTTGAGGACATTCCTTTGTTGGGATCCAGATATTCATGGTGCAAATGGAGTTGCTGAACCAAATAATGGATATTTGCACTGGTTAGTTATAAACTGTAAGGGTGCGGATCCATCAACAGGAGTTACAATAACACCATGGAAGCGACCCTCCCCACCGAATAAACAGAAGCATAGATATATATTTAGTGTATTGAAGCAAGGGCATGTGTTGAATATGGGAAAGAAGGCAGCTGGACCCGGATTTAAGATTGCAGATTTTACTTTAGAGAATAAATTAACTCCCTTGAGATATATGGGGATTCATGTGCAAGGCGTATGACCTTAAACGGAGTGTCTATTCATTATAAGAATGATTCGATCTCTACGAGATATTCTCGCAGAGTTCGTGACGAATCCACCCGGAAATATAGGTATATATGTGATACATTTATCTAGGATGGTGGAACGAGAAGAAATGATGCGGGATCTTGATCAGGCGGTTGGAGAAATGGATAGATTTGAAGGTGTAGATGGAAAAGCATGTGTTGCGGCGGGACATCCAACAAAATGTGCAATAGAACCTGGGATTGTGCGAACAGCGGATGAAATAGGATGTTTAGTGAGTCATGTAGAACTAATGCGAAAGGCATTGCGAGAGGGTCGTTCGCACCTTCTTATATTTGAAGATGATTGTAGGGTGGGTCCATCGTTTTCTGTAGGGGCGTTGGAGGCATATTTGCAGGGCGTAAAAGGTGTGAAAGAGGATTTTGGATGGACGGGTGCAGATGATTTTTTATTATTTGGGACGTGTGGATGTTATACATGGCGTTATATAACGGATCGAGTGAAGGCTATAAATAAATTTAATGGTTCACACGCATATTTGATAGGGCGAACAATGATGGAGAAGTTTATAAAAACGTATGAGTTTTTGAAAATGAAGGGGCTTGTATTTCCAGTAGATGGTTTACTAGGGCTTTTATTGCGTTTGGAAAAAAAATGGGTCTTATGTCCCGATGATGAAAAGGGATTTTTTATACAGGATCGAACGATTTCTTCCTATGTGCTTTCTGATAGGAAGAAATTGCGGAATGAATAAGTTATTTAGTGAGCCATATGAGGACTTCATGATTTTCTACATTGTGTTCTGTGTTGGCTGCGGCATTGCCTATTTGTGACATAATGTTTCGTTTATAGGGTATTTTTTTTATGAGGATGCTGTATTTCTCTCGTAGGGCTGTTTCAAGTTGTGTGAGAGGCACTAGACTTTCATCATTATAGCTTATGAGAACATATGTAACGGGTAGGCGGTCAATGAGAGTTAGAAAGGATGCGAGGGCCGTGCGTTTAGAGTTCCAAGGAGAGTGCATCGATACATCGTGTATGTCGGAACCACTGACGCGATCGATACGTCGATTTGTTTTGAGTCCGACGGCTGGTTTATCCCAGCGTGTAATACTATCCCAGATGTGATAGTAGGTTGCATAGGAATGTGCTGAGTAGGGGGGGTCTAAATAGGCGAGTGTATGGGTCTGATATGTATTTGTTAGGGCATTGCCGACGATATGTGTTCCAGGAGGGCCAGTCGGAAAAGGGAGGTCTATGAGTTCGAGGGGGTTGGATGCGCGGGCGGCCCAGGTTTTTAAATACGCTTGTTGGACACCTACGGAGCTATCGACTTTGTCGAGTGCAAAGATGAGGCAGGCTGTGAGAATCATGGCTTCATGATGTGTTATTTCGCCACTTTCCTCCCAGGCTGCAATCTTATTACGGATAGCGTCGGCTTTTTTGCCATTGTCCGGTTTCCACATTTTTACGACACCTCCCTCGGGAGTTACTACGTCACAATATGTCTTTGTAATCCAATCTGTCATGGGTTCAAGGGCTCTAAGGTCTTCTATTCGTTGAGGGATTCTTAGTGTGGATGTAGGTGTTCGTAGAATGAATGCGTGAGCGTATGCATCGGATGCCCAGGAAAGATCAGATGTAGTAACTGTCCAACCATGAGAACGAAAGGCTTGTGCGACGCGGGTAGTCCCGGTGAAAATATCTAGGAGGGTTTTTTGGGAGTTTGGGGGAAGATTCTCATTGACAAACTTATAGATATCTTCGAGAAGAGCTGCTTTACTCCCTATATATTTTACTCCACATGTTTCCATATCTTATAAAAAAGATGCTAACAGTATTCGCAGTCAAATTTACCTAGGGGCGTAGGGATGGTAGAATGTTGGTTTCGAGCCATTGAATAAGGGGGTCAATATGACGTCCTGCCTTCCAGAGAAAGAGGTGCTCTTTTGCGAATGCGAAGAGTAACTGGAGTTCGAGTATATATTTTCGGTTTTCGACCATACCTCCTGTAAAGATATATGCGAATGGGTGATAGTCCACTCCCAGTTTCTTTTGAACATAGGATATTAAGGAGGGGCTGGCATATTTGGCAGCACGCTCATGTGCGTTTCCTGCATCATTTTGATTTTTGCATTCTATGAATGTTATTTTACTACTTGCAATATGTTGCACTTTGCAATCAGGGATGCAGCCGCGAGCGGCTTCTCGAATGGTATTTTTCGAAGTCATTGTGAGAAATTTCTTTGTTATGGGATCCCACCATACATCACCTTCAACTGGATTTCGGGGGTTTTTATATGATTCAGGGGAATGTTCATAGTCATATTCAAGATATAGCTGTGTCAAGTCTTTGGGGTGACGTTCTACGATCCATTCTCCTGGATATGTTGTATCGAGATATGTGCGTATGGCTGAAGAAATATGCTCTTCGGCAAGATTTCCACCCTCTTGTGCGGCTTGTTGCCAGTTCTCACGATTCGCTAAATGGGCTGCCATTATCTTTTAGTTGGTATGCTTACAAGTTACCTAGGAGTGCATTTCAATTTTACCAATCTATAAACTTTTTGCAACTATAGAATAGGATGGGGAAGAGGCCTTATAAAAGGGCGTCTAGGCGCGTGCAAAAAAAGCGTAGGGTCAAAACATACAAACAACGGGGCGGTTCTGCTCTTCACACAAAGTTGTTTCAGAAGGCCTATACTATAACACTTCCATCTCATCCAAAAAGATGGACAAATATGTTGGATAAGGCCACAAAAGCAAATATTGCGTTAAAACCTTGGCCAGGTATTACTCTTCAAGCAGATTTTGTAAAATTACTAAATACATTACCTCCGATGGGTGTAGGCACGACACATTTTAAAGACCGAACAGGAAAAATATTTAATCTAGGTGTGATTGGGGCATTTTTGGCGCATCGTAATCTCTGGAAGCATATTGTAGAAACAGGAAAGGGTGAAGTTGGGACATTTATATCGGAAGATGATATTGATATACTACCGGATTTTCATTCAAAACTGATAGCACTTGAAGATGAGATTCAGAAATACGCAAGTGATTGGGATATTTTGTTTGTAGATAAAAACATACCTACGATTGTAGGAAACAAAGTATCCGAACATTTGATTAAACTGGATAAAGATATTACGGGTTCAAAGAACTGGGGTATTTGGTCATATATTGTGAAAAATGAGAGTGTAGGTCCCAAAATTCTTCCTCATTTTGAGGATATGTTAGATGTTCCAGATATACAACTTGCAAGATTCGCAGATGTAATCAATATGTATCTTATAACCCCTTCTATTACATATGCGGATCCCGAAACTGCATTTGATTCTGTTGTGACACAAAAGAACTCGACATAAGTTGAGAGATACCTATTGCTGATAAAAATTGAAAATATGTCGCCAATACCTATGTTGTATCCTATGAACATCTTTTATATATCTCACAAACCATCTCGCTGTGCGAGATGGCATTGTGACAAGCATGTTGTAAAAATGATATTAGAAAGCACTCAGCTCCTCTATACGGCGCATTGGGTTATAGAGGGAGAACCAGATCTATCCACTGCTCCATACAGGAAGGATTTAGGGCGTGGATATAAATCTATTAAAAACAAGAAGCATCCTTCGGCAATCTGGACATATGAGAGCTTGGAACACTACACGTGGTTATGTCAACTAGCTGGATTCCTTTGCGAGGAATATCAATATAGATTTGACTCAAAAAAACAGCACAGCTGTCAGAAACATATCGAATGGTTGACGGCGAATCCTCCACCTCATTTATTGTCAAAAGGTTGGGTGCAGCCACCTCAGGCGATGCCAGAAGAATATAGGCACAGTAACTCTATCGTTGCATATAGGAGATATTATCTTGAGTCAAAGACACGATTATTACAATATAAGCGTCGGAACAAGCCTCATTGGATCGTGAAAAAATTGTAAACGATACCTACTATTTTTTTGAATACGGATGCAAATGCTACATGATATATACCCACACTTTGCAATATTTCAAGATACTCAAGGACGTGGTGGCGCGAATATACCATTATACGAAAAGAGATATAAACTCGTCTCACCGTATGGCTGTGAACTTCCTACGAATGATGATTACTTTCGTCTATGTCGTATTGATGATCTGCGTATAAATGATAACGATGATATACCTGAAATAAAGAAAGTTATAACCGCAGAGAATCAGGAAGTGTATACATGGGATACGAAATATTCAATTCTACATCCACGTTTGAAGACCTGGATACCTGTTCTTGATTTTAACATTCCATGTTATGCGGGTCAGTTTCTGTATACATGGAGGAGAGAGTTGACGAGTAGTTATACAGAACATGCTGAATATCAAAAGAATATGCGGAATATGATGATTCATATTATAAAAGATATGGAATCAATATCGAGACCCCCAGTCCAAATCCCGAAGTTTGTGACGGATATTTTAAAGGCGAATGCGATGACAAAAAAAGAATCTTGCGGAATTTCGTTAACACCATTTAGCGAATGTAGCGAACTACGTATTACCAACTGTTATCATATCTTCGAGGGGGCAAATATTCAAACATGGTTAAAAAAGAGTAATAAATGTCCTGTGTGTAAAGAACCTATAACGAATACCTTTGTAATATGATTTCTATAAGATAAATAGATGGATCATGCGTATGTAATAAATTTAGATTCGCGTAGAGATCGTTGGCATAGTATACAAAAACATTTTAAGGGAAGTAATATAAAACTGCATCGTTTTTCTGCAGTAAAAAAAAGTCCAGGTGCATATGGTCTGTTATTAACTGCAATAAAAGTCCTTGAAACTGCTAAGAGGAGACAACACCCGGCGATTATTATGATGGAAGATGATTGCCTTCCCACAATGGGTTGGAAATCGAGGTGGGAAACAATAAAAACATGGCTAGCAAATCACACGGATATATGGGATATATACAATGGCGGTGTAAGTTATTATAAAAATCTAAGACATGTCGGCAGTGCAAGTTCTATTGAGATGTTTAGTGTAACTTCTAGTTATGGTGCACACTGGGTATATATACCTATGCGTTCCTATGATAAACTGTTAACTTTATATAAAAATCATATAGAGATCACACGTAAAAATCCATCCATAGGTATTGATATTATAAATGGTTCTACAAAAATGATCATTTCAACGCCTTTTATTGCATATCAATCTGATGGGCATAGTAATATAAAGAATACGACGCGTAGTCGAATACCTACGTTTAAACATGCAGAAAAGTTATTAAGAAAAACACGTAGAAATAAATAATATATTCTGTAAACTATATTTTACTCCCTGTCTAAAATATAGGCGATATTCTATATAGGAATATGAGCAATACAACTCCGCAATCATCTCACGTGATTGACGAAGGAGAGGCTAGGATAAACCGCCCATTTAACTCGGGATCCAAAGCAGGTTCTTCTACCACACCCTATCAATCAAAACCCCATAGACATATTAGAGGACTGCGATATGCGCACCCAGTCGATTTATCGGGTTCTTTTATTCGTAGGCTTAGGCGTTGATAGAGCGGAAGCAAAAAGAATCCAATGACCTCCACACATAAGCTAAGGGGGCTATGTTTCATATGAGTTATCGATTGCAATAGATGCGCAATAAAACGAACCAATAACACATAAGCCTATAAGTATATCTTCTGTATAAACGGGATTATTGAGACTTATTTTTAGTAAAACGACTATTAAGAAAGCTTGTATAACTATAAATGTGATTGTTCCGCAATGTTTATGGATTTGAAAACGATGGATGAGTGCCTTAGGTTTATATGGTGGATTTTGGGGAGGGATATTAATACGAAGTGGCAAGACGAGTTCCTCGTCAGATTCTACTGGGGAACTCATGTGGGTGTGTGTTGAATGACGTTTGCATGAAGTCAATTTTAGTAGGGGATTACCCAGTCTCCGTTATTCATCATTTTCTTCTGTTTTGCTGCTCCTACGAGATAGTTATAATGAAGTATGTGAGTGCCTATTTTACGTAGAGAACCGTTGTTATAGAGGCTTACGAAGGATCCATTGGGGTATAGGGTACGTGGGAGTGTTTGAAAAGGTATGGATAGATCATGGAGTCTTTTATTTACGTATACTTGATCTTCAGGGCATTGATTCCAGATGGTTTTATCAATCTTAAAAGGGCGAGTATCAAGTCCGTGCGACCAAGCCAGGAAACCAGTGCATGCATTTACGCAGGAGGGTGTTCCAGAACAATCCACCCGGGTTTGTTCATCACATTGCAGATATAGTTTAGGAGATCCGGGAGATGTGAGGCGGGAAAGAATATCTGGGAGAAAGTCGGAGTAAACGGCAATGTCTCCATCGAGATATACTCCAAACCGGATAGCCGGATCAGAGGAAAAAGTGGAAAGGAGTTCTAGTTTTTTGAGATTGAGAGTTTGGAATTGTTTGGAGCCGAAGAGGGAAGGATCTGTTCCGGACTCGGGAAGGGGAACTTGGAAGCGGATACAAGAGACTCCCATATTTTTGAAAAAGCGGAAAGAGGCAATATCGACACAAACTATACAGAGCTTCCAGGGGACTTTTAGAGATTGGATGTGACACGAGAGGTTGTAGGTCAGATATTTATAGCCGTTATTGGTGAGGGTGAAGACGAAGGCACCATCGGGTGTGAGAAAAGGAGTTATAGGGGCGGAGAGCATTTTGTTATACTCCTTGATTGAAAAAGGGAATGTTTTGCGAGATGTAGGTTTGTATAGTGTTCAAGAGAACATGATACAAAGCTATAAAAGTAGTTAATGTTTTCGAGTGTGTGATTTTGATTTTTGAGCATTCACATCTTCGATTGTTATATCCTCGTTACGAGATGTAAAATACGGAAGGAGTGAGGATCGTAGGGAAGGATCCCGGAACTCTGTAAGACCATCCTTGTTAAATACAATGGCTTCCTCCCATTTTTTTGGAAAGTTCCTTGTATATGTATCATATCGACTCGAATATTGACGATTCTGTTGAGTTCCATGGAACAAATGTAATACTTTCATATCTGTATATCCAATCGTTGGATTTACCTTTTTAAAGTTCTCGTAATATTTTTTCCACATATCTGCTATCATATGAACGACATGGCTGTTCTTTTTTGTAACTGTTTTGAACCAATAATCAGGGATACCATTTTTGAAGAAGTTTAAAGTGAAGAAAAAGTCACCACCGCCTATGATGGCGTTCTCATACAAACCACCCAGTTTTCTAAAAATAGAACGTGTCATAGCCCATGTAAATCCAGGATTGTATTTATTTAAGTTATTAGCGTTGATTTCTATATTATTATATATAGCATATGCATATCCATGTTTACATGTTTGAATAAGTTTATTATCGGGTGTTAACCAACAACACTTTGAAAAGGGTTGAATTATATTATGTGTATCGAGTGTTTTAGAGATTTTATCAAGCCAGTTTGGAGCATCAAATAGGATATCTCCGTCGAGTATAACAAGTTTTGTAAAATGCTCTGGAACAAGTTTCTCTAGCCTGTTAATAATTTGCTCTTTATAGAACATATAAGAGTTCGAACGAAGAACGATAGTAGCATCGGGTATTTGTTGAGGAGCGTCATTAAATACACATTCACCTACGAAGCATGGTATATGTTTCTCTTTCATGATTTTCATGATATAGAGAACATTTTTCAAGATGCGTTTAAAATTAGCAGGATTATAAAAGGGGATTAGGACTGCGGTATCTTTAACAGTGGGCTCAATGTAGATCGATTTAGAATATCCTTCTCCTATATCTGTAAATGGAACGTGGGGGTTTCCACCCTTTTGCTTTTTTCTATATATTTTTTTAGTAAGAGCCTTTGCCCTCATCCTATTAAGAAAATCTATAAAATGTATTATGTGCATTCAATACGAACCGGGGGAGGATTTAACCCTAGATAATATCCTAGCATAGTATGAATGCCAAAATAAGAATGAACGACGACGCCGAAGAGGGTCCATACTGAAAAAAAGAGAAACCAGTTGAGTATGCCATGAATACGCAGGCTAAATCCTAGAATAGCAGCGATGAAAAGGGATGTGATCCAGTCAAAAATAGACATATCGAATATTTTTGGTTTACGTAGATATTGGAGTGTAGTGCAGGGAGCCATCTAGTGATGATATGTATAATTGAAAAATTGATTGCTTGGAGAATGTTCATATAGAAACCACCCGGATTGTATGGAGTATCCTAATATGGAAGTGACGAAAACAGAGATACTAAATGAGGAAGATGAAATTCTGAATATAGGGCGAAAGGAGCTTACGCTAGTGAAGGAGAAGGAAATATATATGTATACTATGATGAAGAAATATACGACACAGTATATGAAGACACAAGAAGAGTTAAAGGAACTGAGGAAGGATCTTGAAAAGGCGGTTGGGGCCGCAAAAAGTACGGATGATAGTATGGACAAGTTTACAAAATCAGTAGAGACAGATATACTTTTAGAAAAGATAAAAGTTGAAGCGCAGATGAATAAAGTATGGGGTTGTATCTGCTAAGAGATGAGCGCGGCTCTAAAAAATATTAGTTTATAATAAGATGACAAATAAGTCAAACTCATACTATATTACTTTAGCTGTATTAGTCTGTATAGTTTTAATCATCGGATCCTTCGTAAACACTGGTACACTTGAGAATTTTGAGTCAGAGAATAATTCATTATTTGAAGTCCCTTTTTACATAAAGAAGCGCAATACGGATTCACCAAGCGTGATATCGAATGTCCCTACAATAATATACAATAATTGGCATTCGAATATGGTCCCTTTAAAGATGAAGCAGAACATCTATAAACTATTGGATATGAATCCTGACTTTGACTACTATTTATACTCAGATGAAGCGTCAATTAATTATATTAAACAGAACTACTTAACGGAGGTTGTGGATGCTTTTAATACATTAAAACCCGGTGCATTTAAATCAGACCTTTGGAGATATTGTCTTTTATATAAGAATGGTGGAGTATATCTTGATATGAAGTATCATACTCTTCAACCACTACGTGATATAATAGCAAAGACTCCGGAAGTTTTTGTAAAGGATTATGATTCTGCGGGATTAACGTGCACGAATCCTGATAATCCAGGGTCTGAAAGCAAGTGTTTTTATAATGGTGTTATAATATCTCCTGCAAATAACTATATATTTAAATACTGTATTGATGAGGTTGTAAATAACTGTAAGATGAAGTTATATAAGGCGAACTGCTTAGATGTAACCGGTCCATGCCTTTTTGGGAGGGCATTGAGAAAATATAGAACATCTGAATGGAAAGAGCCTAAGTTTTTATATCAGCGAGAAATGATAGATGGTGAAATAGTTGATTATATATTGTTTAATAATAAACGGATTATGGAGTCATATATTGAATATAGGAAAGAACAGCGTAAGAATCAAAATACGGAGCATTATGGGAAGTTGTGGATGGATAGAAATATATATAATATATGAAATAAGCGCGATACCTCGTATAAAAAATAGATAGCTTTAAGAACAAAAATATATAAGAGTATGACGGACGTGTATAAAAGCTTGGAAAACGTAATATTAGTATGTTATAATGATAACTTTAGTGTGTGTGAAGAATATATCAGAAATATTTTTCCTACAAATAAAATCATACTATGGCGGAATGACGTTGTCCAAGTCTTTGAAGAAAATAGGCATTATCTTTGTATACGATACGTTCCTCACTTTTCGGTTGAGCCACCAAATATAGTAGAGGGATCTTGGAGATACGCACCCATTGTGTCTAAAAAAGATGCAGAAGCCTTATACAACGATCCGAAAGTCAAAAGGCCCTTCATACATAGGAGAGAGGGTTTGATACAGCCTATGTTTCCTAAGAACTGTAAAGTGAGTTTTTTGAATACAGAACATTTAACGGATAGCTATACACTTGAGTATATCAAGAGGTATTTGACAGCTAATATTGATGTATATGACTATTCATTATCAAACATAGAGATATTAGGCAGAGGCATGTATCTACCCTATAAGATAACAGATAAAGAAACAGAGTATCTGAAAAAGTGTCTACAAGCTAGTAAAAAGTATGATGTATGTGTTGTTGGTAATATATATGCTGATTATGCTACTAGGCGCATAGAGAAGATCAATGAACTGAAAAAACATGGTATTACAGTCTTAGTTTTAGATATGGTATTTGGAAAAGAAAGAGATAGACAGATAGGAGAAGCTAATATTTTATTAAATATACATTTATACCAACACTGGAGAGTCTACGAAGCTATTCGTTGTGAGCGATGGAGAGCAGCAGGTATGCCGATCATTAGTGAGACATCTGTACATGAAGGACCCGCAGGTGTAATAGAATGCTCGTATGATGATATAACAGCTACGGTAAAGCAGCAGCTAAGTATAATGAAATCACATTGAAAACAAGTTTTCAATATTGGAGATTTATCTCCAATGTGATTTCTACTGAGATTTGCCAAAAATAAATTTTCAAGCGGCAAACCTCTCGTCAGAGAGGCGCGAAATAAAACCAAATAAGATGACATAAAAGTATCATAAACTCGCACAGAACTTT